TCATGCTGCCGATTTGATCGCAGGCAGCGTCGCGAAGTATGCCTCATCCGGCGTCTGATCCGCCAGGCTCGAATGGGGCCTTTTCCGGTTGTACAGCTCGATGTAGTCGCCGATGGAGCGCCGGGCATGGCTGACCGACTCGTAGGCCCGCAGGTAAATCTCTTCATACTTGATGCTGCGCCATACGCGCTCGACGAACACATTGTCACGCCAAGCCCCTTTGCCGTCCATCGACAGCCGCACGCCTCGACCCAGTACGGCCTCGGTGAACGCGCCCGCCGTGAACTGGCTGCCCTGATCGGTGTTCACTATGTCCGGCAGTCCGTAGCGGGCGAACGCCTCTTCCAGCGCCTCGACGGCGTGCGTGGCTTCCAGCGTGATGGCGACCCGGTGCGCGAGAATCTTGCGACTCGCCCAGTCCACCACCGCCGTCAGGTACACGAAGCCTCGCGCCATCGGAATGTAAGTCGTGTCGAGGGCGAACACCTGGTTGGCCCGCGCGATCTTCATGCCGCGCAGCAAGTACGGCCAGATCTTGTGCTGCGCGTTGCGGCGGCTTGTGTTCGGCTTGCAGTACAGCGCCTCCACGCCCATGCGCTTCATCAACGTGCGTACGCGACGGCGGCCGACTTCATGGCCCTCCCGACGCAACAGGCGCGCCAGCATCCGTGCCCCGGCAAACGGGAACTCCATGTGCACTTCGTCGATTCGCCGCATCAACAACAAATCGGTTTCGCTGACCGGCTGTGGCCGGTAATACGCACTCGACCTCGCGATGCCGACCAGTCGCGTCTGTCGCGAAACCGGCAGCGCATGCGTACGGTCAATCATCGCTTTGCGCTCAGCAGTCCGGCTTTGCCGAGCGCTCCGGACAAAAAATCGTTCTCCAGCGTCAACTGTCCGATTTTCGCGTGCAGCGTTTTCACGTCCACTGGCGGCTCGTTCGACGGTGTACCGGCCGCGCCGAACACATCCTCCGCACGCTCCTGCAGTTGCCGCTTCCACTCCGTGATCTGGTTCGGGTGCACATCGAACTGCTGCGCCAGTTCGGCCAGCGTGCGCTCGCCCTTGACCGCCGCCAGGGCCACTTTCGCTTTGAACGCCGCTGAGTGCGTCCGTCGGGTTCTCTTCGTCATCTTTTGGGTTCCTTTGCCTGCATTATCGCTGGCTCAGGCCCCGGGCATTCCACTTACCCGACTGTCCGAATTTGCGCGGCCACCTCTTTCAATGGTCGGGCCTTGGTGGGGGTGCGTTCGCGCACGCCGGTGTCCTCGGGTTCCGGTCTTCCAACCCCGCCATGTGCCCGGCCACCCCGTTTGGAAGCGGGAGCCGGGTAGCTCAACCCACCCGAGGAGGTCGCACCCAATGCGCCAGCCGACGCACGCCCATTCCGGGCGAAACGTTCCCCTTATCCATTCGATCATTCGCGCCGCACTGCGCGAAGCGGCCACCGCCGACACGTACCAAACCGCGCTCGATGCGACCGGCGCGGCACTCGTCGCCATCGCGGCGCTCGTGCGTGCGGAGGTGCGGCATGGCTGATGCGTTGTCGATCCACATGAACGACGGCCGCCGCATCGAATTCGCCGGCGCGCTCGCGTTGTCTCACTTCGTCGCGAGCCGCGCGATGCACCTCGAATCGCTGCTGCTGGCGTTCGCCGATGACGGCTTCACGATGTTTCAGGAGATGAACGCAGGCGCGCGCGTCAACCTGCTTTGGCTGGTGCAGGGCATGGCGAGCGAACTGCGCGAGCTGGCCTTCGCGATGACGGACGTAGGAGGCGCGCAATGAGCCAGTACGTCCGAACTGCGGTCGTCGAGGGATTCGACAACGCGCCGCCGCTCGACACGGGCGCGCCGATCGAGCTGCAATTCGCCGTCGACCTCGGCGCGGTCTGCGCCGACGCATGGCTTGAGCTGAAAGGCGAAGTGCGTCTGCACGACTACGCCGCCTTTCAGGTCGATGCCTTCGTGCGCGGGCTGAAAGCCGGCATGCACGATGACGGCAGGATCGATGCGCAACACGTCACGGTCAGCGGCCATGCGTTCGCGGCCGGCCTGATGGGGCGCGTGCAACAGCACCTGCTCGCGGCGCTCGGCGTCTCGCGCCACCCGCGCACGATGCACTGAGGACGCGACCATGATGCCCGGCCGCTAGGCGGCCGTCAGCATCATTCAATTCTTCGCGCGCCGGGCAAGCGGCTTACCGATATGGACTACTAATCGGAGAGTCAACCGGCGCGCGTCCAATGGGAATCTATGAGTAACACACCCATGTCCGCATTCGAGCGGGCAAGCGTCGCGCTCGGCTACGTTCCGGCCGACGACCGCGACACGTGGCGTCAGGCCGGCATGGCGCTCAAGGCCGAGTTTGGCGAAGAGGGTTTCGCCCTCTGGAACGAATGGAGCCAAGGCGCGCAGAACTACCACGCAAAGGACGCCCGTGATGTGTGGAAGTCGTTCAAGGGCGGCAAGATCACCATCAACACGCTGTTCCACCTCGCCAAGCAAGGCGGTTTCGATCCGCGCGCGCATCGCGCCAAGCCGATCGACCCAGCACAGCGCGAGCGACAGCACGCCGAGCGCGCCGCCCGCGAAGCGGCCGAGCTGGCCGCGCTGACCGAGAAACAGCAAGCCGCGTCGGCGCTCGCCGAATCGATCTGGTCGGCGGCCGAGCCCGCGCCAGTCGATCATCCTTATCTCGTTCGCAAACGCATCCCCGCCGATGCGCTGCGCGTCTATCGTGGCAACCTGAGCATCGGCACGGCCGCGTGCGACAGCGCACTCGTCATTCCTGCACGGGACGCGGACGGCACGTTGTGGACGCTCGAATTCATCCTGACCGACGGGCAGAAACGCTATCTGCCGAATGGCCGCAAGGCGGGCTGTTTCTCGTTGATCGGCGACGCGGTGTCGTCCGTCCTGCTGATCGGCGAGGGGTATGCGACCTGCGCGACGCTCGCGGCGGCGACGGGCTATCCGGTCGCCGTCGCATTCGACGCCGGCAACCTGCACGCCGTCGCGACGGCGCTGCGCGGCCAGTATCCGGACGCGCGCATCGTCGTGTGCGCCGACGACGACCACACGACGAACGGCAATCCGGGCGTCACGAAGGCGCGCGCGGCAGCCGACGCGGTAGGCGGCGCGGTGGCCGTTCCCGACTTCGGCCCGAACCGTCCGGCAGCCGGTACGGACTTCAACGACTTGGCCGCCCACCTCGGTCCGGACGCGGTGGCCGCTGCCGTGCGCGCGGCGCTCGCTCCGACCGGCTCGTCGGACGCCGACAAGGGCAAGGCTAGGCCGCCAGCCGCGAAGCCCGCCAAGCGCCCGAAAACGGCCCGCGCGCAGGATGGCACGTGGCGGTTCGAGGTCGACGACGAAGGCGTCTGGTATCACGGCTTCAACAACCAGGGCGATCCGCTGCCGCCGCATTGGATCAGCACGCGCATCGACGTAATCGCGGAGACGCGTAACGAGATGAGCAGCGAATGGGGCTACCTGCTGGAATTCACCGACCGCGACGGCATCCGGAAGCGCTGGGCGGTGCCGGCCGGCTTGTTCGCGGGCGACGGGACCGAGCTACGGCGCATGCTGCTCGACATGGGCGTGAAGCTCGGCGTCACACAGACCGCCCGCACGCAGATCGCGAACTATATCCAGATGGCGCGGCCGGACGAGCGCGTGCGCTGCGTGCCGCGCGTCGGCTGGCATCACGGCGCGTTCGTGCTGCCCGATCGCGTGATCGGCACCGGCAAGGAGGCGCTGATCTATCAGGCCGATACGCCGATCCAGAGCCAGTTCAAGGAGCGTGGGACGCTGGAGGACTGGCAACGCGAGGTCGCGGCCTACTGCGTGGGCAATAGCCGGCTGCTGTTCTGCGTCGCGACCGCCTTCGCGGGTCCGCTGCTGCACTTCTCCGGGCTTCAGTCGGGCGGCTTCCACCTGCTCGGCACGACCTCCAAGGGCAAGTCGACGGGCGGCGTCATCGCCGCGTCCGTGTTCGGCTCGCCGGATTACGTGCGGAGCTGGAAGGCGACCGACAACGCGCTCGAAGCGGTCGCCACGCAGCATAGCGACGCACTGCTGATCCTCGACGAAATCGGGCAGGTCGAGCCGCGCTTGGTTGGCGATGTGATCTACATGCTCGCGAACGAGTCGGGCAAGGCCCGCGCGTCGCGGAGCGGCTCAGCAAAGCCGGTTCTCACGTGGCGACTGCTATTCCTGTCGAACGGCGAAAAGAGCGTGTCCGCGCTGATGGCCGAGGGCAACAAGCCGATGAAAGGCGGTATCGAGGTGCGCTTGCCCGCGATCCCGGCCGAGGTGGGCGAAATGGGCGTGGTGGAAAAACTGCACGGCTTCCCGACGCCGGCTGCGCTGATCGAGCATCTAGAGCGGCACGCCGGCATGCACTACGGCACGGCCGGCCCGGCGTTCATCGAGTGGGCATCGTCGCAGGCCGGCGAGCTGGCCGAGCATCTGCGCATGCGCGTCGACGAGCTGGTCGGGCAATGGGTGCCTGACGGCTCGCATTCGCAGGTCGCGCGCGTCGCGAAGCGGTTCTGCCTCGTCGCGGTGGCCGGCGAGCTGGCGACGGCGCACGGCCTGACCGGCTGGCCGCAGGGCGAAGCGGTCGAGGCTGCGCGTCGCTGCTTCGAAGGCTGGCTCGAACTGCGCGGCGGCACGGGCAACTCGGACGAGGCGGAAGCCGTGCGGCAGGTGCTGCACTTCCTCGTCGCACACGGCGACAACCGTTTCGTGTGGATGAACCGGGCGCAGGACGACCATCGGCCGAACGCGCCGCATCGAGCGGGCTGGAAACGACTCGTGAAACAGGACAAGAGCAGCATCGCGATTGAGTCGAATCAAGCCTATTACGCGGAGTTCGGCGACAAGATGAGCGCCGAAGATGCGGAGTGCGTCGAGACGGAATATCTGATCGAGTCGACCGTGTTCCGTAAGGATGTGTGCGCCGGCTTCGATCACAAGATGGTCGCGAACGCGCTGATAAAGCGTGGTGTGCTGAGGCCCCGCACCGACGGCTATCCGTACCGACGTGAGCACATTCCGGGACATGGCCCGGCCATGGTCTACCGTGTGCTGCCGTCGATCTTCACGCTCGAACTGTGAAAGACGCCGCCGCCGTCCGGGAGGGCGGTGGCGGGCATTCCTTTGCGCGGCATTTTTGGCCCGTGCGTCAAAGTTACTTTGAGCGATACGCGCCAGACAGAACTGGGCGGGCGGTTGTCGCGATTCTTGCCACCACCGTAACAATCCGGGCTGGTTTATCTCCAGTATCTCCAGCGTTCTCCAAATCGTTTGGAGACACACGAAGCCTTACCCCACAAGGCTTTGCGGCCGATTCAGGCGTTTATCTCCAAATCTCCAACTCGTTTTGCACTGAGCGGACAGGTGTCGGCCGACTGTAGCGACCTTGAAGTCAAGCGGGGCGCGGCTCTCCGGGATTTGAGGTGCGTCGATAACGTGTTTTGGAGGGGGGTATCCGCGATGCGCCCCGGTCGGGCATTGTTGCGTCGGCCGCAAGTGTCGGGGTGGCCGGAAAGCGGGGGACCCTGCGTCTAGGGCAAAGACGCGGGGGCTCACACCCGCGTGTTTTCTCTACTGATGGCAAACATAGGGGGGGACATATTCATAGATTGAGTCCAATCCAAAAACTTATGGTTAGCCCGATGAAAGAGCGGCTTTTTGCCCGCTCAGCCCATCATTACTTGTGACAAAATGTTTCGGCAGACGATGGTAGGGGAGGCGCTATTAATCGGGGAGTTCGGGTCGCGACTTCGTAAGCGGTCATTGAGCGACGCCCTTTCGTTGCGAGGCTGAATCACAGAGGCTACCTGTCCATGTTGAACGAGCGTGGACACGTGCACATGAATGAACAAGAGGAAGGATTGCGGGGTCGGCTGGTCGTTGATCGTAAGCGCGATGGCCGGCGCAAATATGACGAGGCCGCGAAGCGTGAGCTGATCCAGGCGTGCCTGAAGCCGGGTGTCTCGATAGCCCGAACGGCCATGGAGCACGGGATCAACCCGAACCTGGTGCGGACGTGGATTACCCAGTACCAACGCAAGCAAGATCAAGCTGAGCTGCGCGCGCCAGCAAGCGCTCAGTCACGCGAGACACCACCGGAGCTGCCAACGGTATCGTTACCGCCCGAGTCAGCCTTCGTGCAAGTCGTCTCGCCGCCGGCACCGATTCCGGCCGATCTCGGCATGACACTCTCGCTGAACGTGCGCCTGCCCAACGGAGTCGAAATCGATCTCGGCGAGGCAGGCCTCGAAGAACTGACGACAATCGTCCAGATGCTGGGGAGGTTGCCGTGTTCCGGTTCGACGAAGCGCTGAAGGTCTACCTGCATCGCGATCCGGTCGACTTCCGCATGGGCATCAACGGGCTGTCGATCCTGGTCGAACAGGCGATGCGCTTGAACCCGATGACCTCGGCGCTGTTCGTCTTCGGCAACCGCCGTCGTGATCGAGTCAAGATCCTCGGCTGGGGTGGCAACGGCTTCTGGTTGCTGCTCAAGCGACTCGAAGCCGACCGCTTCGTCTGGCCGAACGGAGGCGACACGATCACGCTCAGCATCGAGCAGTTGCACTGGCTGCTCGACGGCATCGACCTGGCCGTGATCCAGAAGCATCCCCAGCGATATTACGCGCGGATGAGCTGAACACCACGCAGGTGGCATGGTCTAATCGGCCATGCCGAACAACCCCGTCATGTTGAGCGCCGAGGAGTACGAGGCGCTGATTGCCGCGAGCGCCGAGCGCGATGCGCTGCGCGGCGAGCTTCGGCTCGTGACGGCTCAGCGCGATCTGGCCGAAGAGAAACTGCGGGCCTACAAGCACGAACTGTTCGGCGCATCGAGCGAAGCGCGCCATGCCGACCAGCTCGGTCTGTTCAACGAAGCCGAGGCATTGGTAACGGCTGCCTACGTGCCTGCGCGCGAAGACGTGCCCGGCACATCGGTCGCCGCCCACACACGAGGCAAGCGCGGGCGCAAACCACTCGACCCGAACCTACCGCGCGAGGTCGTGCGGCATGAACTGCCCGAGTCCGAACGGTTCTGCGCGCATGACGGCCATGCCCTCGTCGAAATCGGCGTGGAAACGAGCGAACAGCTCGACGTGATTCCCGAGCAAGTGCGCGTCGTTCAACACCAGCGGGTCAAGTACGCGTGCCCATGCTGCGATCTCGGTATCAAGGTCACACCGGCGCCGACGCGCATCATTGCGCGCGGGCTGCTCACGGAATCCGCGTTGGCGTGGATCATCACCGGTAAGTACCAGTACGGCATGCCCCTGTATCGCCAGGCCACGCTGCTGCGTCGCTTCGGCGGCGACATCTCGTCGAACACGCTGGCCGCCAGCGTGGTGCGGGTAGGACTAGCCACGCAGCCGGTGATCAACCTGATGCGCGACGCGCTGCTTGAATCGGACCTGATCTACGGCGACGAAACAACGTTCCAGGTGCTGAAAGAGCCGGGACGAAGGCCGCAGGCGAAGAGTTACCTATGGGCGCAGGTCAACGGCTCAGGGCCGCCTGTGCGGATGTTCTCGTACTCGCCAGGGCGCGGTGCCCAACATGCACAGAAGCTCTATGCCGGCGTACAACCCGGCACTGTGCTGATGACGGATGGGTACGAGCTCTACAACGGCATCGCCCACGATCAGCAACTCGTGCATCTCGGATGCTGGGCGCACGTGCGTCGCGGCTTCATCAAGGCCGAGGAGTCAGTGCCGAAGGCGGCACGCTCGCCTGATCTGCTAGCCACACGCTTCGTCCTGCTGATCGGCAAGCTGTTCGCGGCCGAGGCGCGCAGCGCGAAGTGGAAGTCTGAACGCCGGCAGCGACTGCGCGCCCGGTACAGCGCCCGCGTGCTCTCCCTCATCGAGCACATGCTGGTCGAGCATCTGCCGGGCGTCGTGCCGTCGAGTTTGCTCGGCAAGGCATTGCAGTACATGAGCGGACAGTGGCCCAAACTGGTCCGCTACGTCGAGAACGGTACCTGGCCGATCTCGAACAACCCGTGCGAGAACGCGATACGGCCGTTCGTCGTCGGCCGCAAGGGCTGGCTGTTCTCCGACACGGTCGCCGGCGCGCAGGCCAGTGCCAACCTGTACTCCCTCGTCGAGACCTGCAAGGCGAACGGCGTCGAGCCGTATCGCTATCTGGTCTGGCTGTTCACCAGGTTGCCACTTGCTGCGACCGCCGACGACTACGCCGATCTCATGCCTTGGAGAATGCCTGCCGCTCCAAACCTCTGAGCGGCGTCGTTAAAAGACCGCATACGCGACTTCTTCATGTGCGACGCAACGCGCTGGCCGTTTGCCAGCAAAACAGGAGGCAAACAAGATGACTAGTTTGTTCATAAATGAAAAGCCTGCGGGGTTCACCGTCGAGCCGGCACATTCGACCGTTCCACTTGCAACTTTCAGGACTCAGGCGGAAGCGATTGATTGGGCAAAGAGAAATCACCCAGCAAGCGCGCTGCATGTCGCTCGTGTCCGGCATCTGAGTGACAAGCGCATCCCGGACCATTGGCGTCGCGTCTAGTCGTTCGAATATGGTTGAGCCTTCTATTCGTTACGACCTGCCACAACCAATGAGACAGAGCCAATAAATTGGCTCAATCCGTGGGTCAGTCCGCAAGCGGTGGACTTCACCGGCTTGCGGACATACTGAAATGCAGGGAGCAACAGTCACGCGTGCGGAGGACGGATCTATCTTGCCGCCGCGATCGGGATGATTTCTGCCCCGGCTTTGAGCTTGTCGAGGTGATCTCCCCACACCTGCATCATGCGCCTGCGTTCCGGCAGATACTCGGCATGGACGTAAGCGGCCGTCACTTGATTGCGTTCGGCATGTGCCATCTGGCGCTCTACAACGTCCCGGGCAAAGCCGAATTCACGCAGAGCCGTCGCGGCCAACCCGCGAAAGCCGTGCCCCGTCATTCGCGACTTGTAGCCCATGCGATAGAGCGCATAGAGCATGGTGTTGTTCGAAATGTGGCTTCGGCCCTGCACGCTGTAAAAGACGAATCGATGCTGACCGTTGATCGCGCGGAGCTGGGCGAGCACATCGAGCGCCTGCTTCGACAGCGGCACGATATGTGGATCGCGCATCTTCATCCGTTCCGGAGGTACGCGCCACTCGGCGGCGGCTTCGTCAAACTCGGTCCACTCGGCACGGATCATTTCCTTTGTGCGCAAGAACGTGAGCGCCATGAGACGGAGAGCGAGCCGGGTTACTAAATCGCCTTGGTAGTTGTCGATGTCACGCATCAGTTGCGGTATCTCAGCCGCCTTGACGCGCGCCATGTGTCGAACACCTGGACCCTTCTTCAGCACTGTTTGCGCGTCGATGTCTGCGGCCGGATTCCGGGCACATCGCCCCGTCATGATCCCGTATTGAAAGACCGCGCGAGAGCGCTGGAGAATCCGCTTCGCCGTCTCGCGTACTCCGCGCGCCTCGACCTCGCGAACGATGCTGAGCATCTGAGGTGAATCGATCTCCGCGATCGGGCGAGCACCGATCTTCGGGAACACGTCGACCTCAAGCGAATTCAGCACCTTCTCCGCGTAGCCGTCGCTCCAGCCCGGACGCTGAGAGTCGAACCACTCGCGGGCTACCGCTTCGAACGAGTTGGCCGCCGCGATCTCGGCGGCCCGTCTTGCGTCCTTCTTCGCCTCGCCCGGATCGATGCCGGCCGCGATCTGCTCGCGGGCCTCGTCGCGCTTCTTCCGTGCCGTCGCAAGCGTGACGGCCGGATAGACGCCGAGGGCGAGCGTCTTCTGCTTGCCAAGGAAGCGGTAGGACAACCGCCAGTACTTCGCGCCGTTCGGTTGGACGAGCAAGAACATCCCGTTGCCGTCCGTGAGTTTGTACGGGGCCGCGCTGGCCTTCGCGTTCCGTACCTGTATGTCAGTGAGAGGCATTGTTGGTATCTGTGTTGTTGGTATCTGCTGATACCAACAAAAATACCAACACTTTCTCCGGTTGTCACTGAGCAACGTTGGGTAACGATGGGCGCGAGAGGGCCGCCAGACGGGCTTGAGCGGGGGATTTCTTGTGAATCTTGGGGATGGTTTGGGGCTTGGCTGGTCCCCCCGACAGGAATCGAACCTGTATCTAGCGCTTAGGAGGCGCTTGTTCTATCCATTGAACTACGGGGAGCGGATAGTTTGAGTGGGATGGACTGAACCCTTATGAATCAGGCTCTTGCCCTTGTCCCGTGTGCCTTTCAGGGATTTTTGCTTGTCCGCAAATGACGTGCAATGACAGGCTGTGAAGCATAGTTTAACGCCCCGCCTGCTACAATTCTGCTACAAATCGACCCTGTAGCAGCGTATGTGGATGACGCATTGCTACAGTCCACAAACGGGGTGTTTCATGGCTTCGATCCTCAAGATCGGCGACCGCTGGCGGGCTCAGGTCCGCCGACGGGGACAGAGTATATCAAAGACATTTCGAACAAAGGGCGCGGCCGAAGCGTGGGCACGCGAGATCGAGGGTGGCATTGATAAGGGGCGGGGCGCAGTCGATGAGGCGACGATCACGGTCGGCGAGTTGGTGCGCCTGTACCGAAATGCTCGGGCCGATTCCGGCCGGGCAGTCGCCGACAAGTCGAACGAAGACTACATGCTCAAGCGGCTGGAAAGTCACTTTGATGACGAGGTGGCTGCGAAGCTGTCGACCAAACGACTCGTGAAGTTTGCGCAAGAGCGGAAGAAGGAAGGGGCGGGGCAGTACACGATCGACATGGATATCTCCAAGCTCGGGACCGTGTACAAGCATATGGCGTCGCTTCTCGACCTGAGATTGCCGCATGCGCCTAGCATCGCACGGCCGACTCTCGACCACCTGCAGCTCATCGGCCCCGGCAAGCATCGCGATCGCCGGCCGACTCGCGACGAGATCGTGAAAATCTTCCAGTGGTTTGCAGAACATCCCGAACGGGAGCAGGCGGTGCCGGATGTGATCCGAGTTGCAATGAACAGCGCATTCCGGCGGGGAGAGCTGTTTCGGCTGACGTGGTCGGATCTCGACGTCGAGCGTCGGCTCGCGCTCGTCCGTGATCGCAAACACCCGCGACAGAAGAAGGGTAACGATGAATGGGTGCCGCTCATCGGCGATTCGCTCGAAGTGTTGCTGCGTCAACCGCGATATCCGGTGCCACCCGCATACGAGGCGAAGCGTAAGGCTGATCCGACGATCGAGCCGCATCCGAACGAGTACATCTTCCGATTCAGCAAAAGCACGGCCAGCAAGTATTTCAAGCAGGCGTGCGATGAGAAAGGAATCGTTGATTTGCACCTGCATGATCTGCGGCACGAGGCAGCCAGTGCGCTGTTCGAGGCCGGTTGGCAGATTCCCGAGGTCGCCACTGTTACCGGACATAAGGACTGGCGCAACCTCAGGCGGTATACAAACTTGCAGCCGAAAAGTGTCGCGATCAAGGGCAGGTCGGTCGAGCGAGCGGCGTTGTCTGATGTGCCGACTGAATGACCGCGAAATGGCTCGGCAAGTTGGTGCGCGTTTCCCTATAATAGAGTCATTGTATGCACCATGTGCATGAATGCATTGATTTTAAAGGGAAAAAATGGATCACGCTCTGATCGATCTCGTGGTTTCGTTGGCGCATCAGGGGGTCAAGGGTGATAGTCGAGCATTTCAACTTCGCCTTCGGCGCGCTGTCAGCCGTTTGCGCGACGCCGAGCCCGAGCTTGCTGGGCGATTGATTGACGTACTGTCAGAAGGGACTGCTCCAACGAGAGAGGTCTATGCTTTCCAGTCGGAGGTGGAGCATGGCCGCGACAGGGCGGGTGGTACAGGTGCCGGCGGTGCCCCTGACGGGCCGTCAAAGGCACGTCGGGAGGTGGCGCCTACGCAAAGTTTCGCGGTTGAATCCGGAATCCCGACCCAAGTGCCAGTAGATGGTGACAGTCGTCAGACCTTGGTGACTGTTACCAACCCGACTGTCGAGGAGGCGGAGCGTCCAGCATGGGCGGAGTCCGTGGGAGTTCCCGTAAGCCAACTGATTCGCGAATGGGACCTCGCGAGTGAGTTGCGGGATAACGGCCTCAGTCCGAGTAAATCGGTTTTGATGGAGGGACCGCCGGGGGTCGGCAAGACGATGACGGCAACTTGGATTGCTGCTCGGCTCCAGCTACCTCTTCTGACACTTGATCTCTCAACTGTCATGAGCAGTTTTCTCGGAAAGACAGGGAACAATATCCGAGCAGTGATTGATTTTGCACGCAGCTTTCCTTGTGTCCTGCTACTGGATGAATTCGATTCTATTGCAAAGCGTCGAGACGACGAGACAGACGTTGGGGAGCTGAAGAGGCTGGTCACTGTATTGCTGCAATCAGTCGATAGCTGGCCAGATACCTCCCTACTGATAGCCGCGACCAACCATGAGGAGCTCTTGGATCCTGCCGTGTGGCGCCGTTTCGATCTGGTCCTAAGCTTTGATTTGCCAGATGCCACCGCAATTGAGAAATTCATGATTTCTCGGGGGGTAAAGGCCGACTTTTCGCGTGTCGCATCAGCTTTGCTTCGCGGGCAGACGTACGCACGTATCGAAAAAATTCTGAATATTGCCCGGAAGGCATCGGTGCTCGACCGTCGTTCCTATGAAGAGTGTCTATGTCAGGCGATCGTGGCGCAAATGAAGAAATCTCTTGCGGACGATGATGCAATGGAGCTAGAGTTAATTTCGCTTCATTTGCAAGGGTTGTCGCAGCGCGCAATTGCAGCGCGTCTCAAGATGGCGCACACGACTGTCGGTAGACATATAAAGGCAATTTTCGGGGAAAAGGATGGCCGATAAAAATTTACTTATAGGGTACGGCGAAACATTAGTTGAGCCTGTAAAGCTGAAGCGAGGCGGCGGGGCGAAGCGCTATCCATACGAATTTTCGGAGATGCGCGGTCGACTTTCCAAGCAGATAAAGACCGTGATCCAGCAGGTCAAGCAGACGGACGAGAAAATCGCTCCTAAGGGAGAGTCGGTCGTCGAAATGACCCTGCATCCAGCATTTTTGGCGAAAAGTTATTTTCCTCAGCAGTTGTTGAACGAATTCGGTCTTCGTCACGTCGGTAGCCGCGGTCGCTTTGTTCATCCTGAGGTTTCCTTGCGCAAGGATGAACCCCCTGAAGGTGAGGCCGCTCCGGTTTTATTTGTCGCGGGGAGTGCCGAGAACTTCGAGGCTATGGAGTCCGGTCTTAAGGAAAAAGGACTCCCGAAGTTATTTCAGGATGATTTCAGGAAAATAGAAAATTTCGAGATTTTCCACGCAGAACAGAAGGTGAAGTGGATCGACTCCGATGCTGATTTGGTGAGCCTCGAAGTTGTGCTTCACGCGGCGGCTCATCAGAGCTACATTCTCGAGAGTTTCGTTAAATGGGCGGAGCAGTGTGGCGGCGAAGTATTTGTTGATAAGGCCATATTTGTCCCGGGATTGACATTTTTGCCCGTGAACGTGAGCCGCAATAATGTTGTTGAGCTTGCGAAGTTCTCTTTTGTGCGTGCAGTTCGAAGCCTTGCCCCGTTAAGGGTAAGCCGGCCCGTCGCCGTGCGGAATGTTCAAGGAGGGGATGCAGTATCACTTCCAGAGGAAACTGAACTCGACCCCAGCGTATCGGTCGCCATCTTCGATGGGGGCATTGGGCATGCAGATCTGTCTAAGTGGGTCGATGAATATACGTGGCCCGATACGAAAGTTACGGCGGCAAATCTATTGCTGCATGGCAATACCGTAACTACGACGGTTCTGTTTGGCGAGGGTTCCGCAAAAAAAGCAGTTATGCCGCGGCCATTTTCTCGTGTCCGTCACTATCGTGTTCTTGGAAAAGATAGCGGTGGTGATCCCGATCTTTTTGATGTATTGAAAAAGATTGACTGGGTTTTGATAAACGAGCAACCGCAGTTTATGAACCTGAGCTTAGGGCCGTGCATACCGATCGATGACGATGATGTGCACGTCTGGACGACATTGTTAGATCATCGCCTGTCAAATGGTCGAACTTTTACAACCGTAGCGGTTGGTAACGATGGCGACGACCCAGATCCGTCATTGTCGCGAGTGCAGCCACCGAGTGATATGGTGAATGCGCTCGGAGTTGGGGCAGCCGATTCAGCCGGTTCGGCCTGGAATCGAGCCCCGTACAGTTGCATCGGCCCCGGGCGAAGCCCGGGGCTTATGAAGCCTGATGGTGTGGCATTTGGGGGTTCGGGCGCGGAAGCGTTTCACGCGTATTCCCCGGTACATGGCGGATTAGTCGGCCTTGAGGGCACGAGCTTTTCTGCACCACTCGTCTTGCGAGCAGCCATCGGAGTGGCGGCGACGTTGGACGCACCGCTTTCGGCAACAGCACTTAGAGCGCTAATGGTTCATCGTGCCGAACCACATGACACGGCTGGAGGGCGTGAAACCGGTTGGGGGCGTTTCGAGACCGACCCGGAAAGGCTCATTGTCTGTGGCGACCATGAGGCGATGGTCATATACACCGGCTCGATAAACCCAGGTCAACCGGTGAGGGCGAAGATTCCGTTCCCAAATATTCCGTTGAACGGTAAAGTGACCATAAAAGCAACTTTTGCATTTACTGCGCCTACCGACCCAGCACACTCTCTGAACTATACAAAGGCAGGGCTCGGAGTAATTTTCCGTCCCGTGGGAGCGGACAAAAAAACCATCCCATTTTTTAATCAGGATAAGTTCGATAGCGAAAGTGATCTTCGGCGAGATGCACAAAAGTGGGAGTCCTGTCTTTCGAGAACTAGGCGTTTCAATCCTGGGACGTTGAATGATCCGGTCTTCGACATCGAGTACTTAACGCGAGAGGAAGGCAAGGCGGTTGCATCGAAGGATCAGGTGCCACTCCCATATGTGCTGGTGGTTACTGTGTCCGTGGCAAATACGCCTGGTGTGTACAACAACGTTCTTCAAAGGTACAAGACGCTGCAGCCCGTTAAGGTTGCGACTCAGATCCATATCAAGAAGTAGACTCTGCGACGCAGGGTAGGGTGACCTCCTCAATTTTTTGCTGAGTGTGGGTCGCCCATTGCGGCTGTATTAGGCAACGGCCGACACGTTGTGACGAGCTCTGGCAGACATGGCGTCGAGGTAGTCAGCGACTGCGTCATATGGCGCGAACCGCCCACCGCCTTCCTTATAGGTCGGAATGGGGAAAGTTTCGGCGCTGATCTGATTGCGGATTGTTCCCTCCGACATCAGCAGCAGTTGCGCGAGCTGCGCCAGCGTCATGCGAGGGCCGTACTTTTCCAGAATGTATGCACGGGTCAGCAGGCTCATTGCGTCACCTCCCCATCATGGGTGGCATGCGCGGCAAGCAACCGTTGTGTTTCGGGATGCATCGGGTCCGCGCCAATGTAACAGTCGTCCGGCGCATCAGGCCAATCCCGTCTGCACCGCTCAAACTCGCCTTCATTCCAGAGCGATAGCCATTCGAAGCCTTCTTCGGCGTCAAGGGCATATTGAATGGCTGCAACGCTTGCATACGTTGGATGCCCCGATGCGGCTGTGAGCGCGGTGCGTCGTTCGCGGAGAAGTCGAAGGATGGTGTCCGGGTTCGCGAGGGCGATATAGGCGGCGTCGCGCAACGCTTGCTCGTAGTCTTCGTTCCCGTTTGGGCGACAATCGCAGATATCCTTCAGGTCGTCATGCTCGTTTTCTACCCATGCGCCGACGTTGATCCAGCTCCCCTTGGTTGCCTTTTCGGCAGCCGCTTGCAGGGCATCGTAGTTGCCGGTGATGTTTTCCATGTCGGTCCTCGGTTATCGAATGGCGCTGACGATACGATCGAGCTTGCCGTCGATCTCCAAAGTCGCCAATGCTTGCATTGCGGTTGCCATGCGTTCGAGGACGGTGGCATAACGCTCAAGGCGGTCAATGTCGGCCGTTTTCAGGAGACGTTGCATCGTGTCGCCGAGTTCGTTTGCCGACTTCCGAACACTCCCCGCCGCTTTTTTCGTCGACTCAGAGACTTGCTTTTCAGCATCGATCATGCGGGACAGCGAGCGTTCGAAGAAGGCGATTGCATCTTGCGTGGTGGATTCAGCTTTTGCGAAATCGGTGTTCATGTCTTTAAGTCGGCGTTGAAAGTAGTGAGAGTCGGCGTTGATGTAATTCGCAACCATCGTCAGCGTATCGAGGTTGCTAAAAAGAGGGCCTTTGCTGTCTTGCCTGATTGGCTTAAGAGACGGTTTCATAAAGGCTGCTGAGTCCGCTGCAAAATGTTCCAGCAGATCATGGAGCAACCGAGTTTGAGGAACGCTTCATGAATGTCGGCACGCCGTTCGAATCGGATACGGAGACGTCGAAAGTGGTGCATCCAGGCATGCGTGCGCTCAACGACCCATCGAACCTTCCCAAGGCCGCTGCCGTGTGGTTGTCCGCGTCGGGCAATGCTGGTGGGAATGCCTCGCTCGTGCAGGATGCGCCGGTACTTGTCGTGATCGTAGCCTCGATCCGCATAGACGCGTTTGGGCCGGCTCAGTGGCCGACCGCGAACGCCTTTGATCGGCGCGATCGCCTCGATCAGGGGGATCAGTTGCGTGACGTCATTGCGGTTGGCGCCGGTCAAGATTGCCGCGATCGGTGTGCCGTTGGCGTCGGTGGCGAGGTGGTGCTTGGAACCGGGTCGCGCTCGATCGGTGGGGTTCGGGCCAGTTTTTCGCCCGCCCCAACCGCACGAATCGACGAGGAGTCGACGACCACACGTGAGAAGTCGATCTGGTTTGCCGCGCGTAGTTTGGTCAGCAGCAACGCGTGCAATGCATCCCACACGCCAGCCTCTTGCCAGTCCCGCAGCCGCCGCCAGCAACTCACGCCCGAGCCACATCCCATTTCTGCAGGAAGATCGCGCCAGCGAATGCCGGTCTTCAGCACGAACAGAATGCCTGTCAGCGCTGCGCGATTCGGCACGGGCTTGCGACCCGGGTACTTGAACCGACGGGGCTTGGCAGGTGGTAGAAGTGGCTCGATTAGTTTCCACAACTCGTCGTCAATGATCGGCTTGCCCATCTCCCTGATCCGGTTGTCACGACGGCTCAGGTTAACAGATCGAGAGAAAAGTTAACAGTAGCTACGCGTCTTTTTGAAACCGTCTCTAAGTCCGTACACTTCGGCCGGGTTGTTCCGTGATGGGATCATTTCAATTCGAATCCTTGGTTCTTTGAATCTGCCTCACGTTGCGGCAGTGCACGGCCAAGCTGCATCAAGCCGGTTTCCAGCGTGATCCCAGCGGTCGCTGCCCAGGTGCGTGCGTCCTGCGCCGCCTTGTGGCGAGCGAACGATCCGACCTCGTCGGCCATCAGATTCAGCAGCTCGACGTCGGCCGCGTGCGAGATATCGGTGATCAACGCGCGGATCTCGATGCGAAGGGCGTCGAGCCGCGCGAGCTTGCCGTGGCGGGTATCCGCCAAGGCTTCGTTCGTCTGGATAGGTTTGCGCCGCGAGAGCGGCGCTTCGTCTTTCTGGATCGCTGTTGCGGGCGTCAGCCCGTCGTTGTTCGACTGCATCGAAGTGCCGTTGACGCTCGCCAGTGCGATAGCCGGGCGCTTCTCCGCGTGTTCCCGCTTTCGCGGCAGCGGACGTGGGGTAGAAAGGGCCGGGCGCGGGGTCATTGGGCGGCCTCCTGCAAGGCAGCATGCTTGGCCGCAAGCTCGGGCGTCCAGTCGGGGTCGGGCATGGTGTACAGCTTGTCGAGCCACCGCCGAACGCTTGCCATTTCCTTCGCCTTCGAAGCGCTCGTGCTTTCGAGCGTGCGGGTGAGCACCTGAACCGCAGCCCGGATCGCTTCGACGCGCGTCCTGTGCCGGCCGGGCGATTCGCCGTCGACGCGCTTGCATGGCGACGATCCGCCCGCGCTGTTGAAGGCGTACGAGAAACCGAATTCCCAATCGCCCTCGGCGATCTGTGCGAGGCGAATCTCGACGGGCGCGCGCCCGGTGCGCTTCGAGATGGGCGCGGACAGGGTTTCCGATGGCTCATACACGCCGTGCTCGTTTGCCTTGGCGATCGGATACTTCGGGCGACGCGTCGGCACGGCATCGAGCAGGTCTTCGAGGCCCGTCAACGCGCGATGTACGCCTGCGATCGTGCCCGGCGACAATTTGCCGAAGCCCGGATCGTGCAACACGCTTTGGAGCGCTTGCAAAAGTTGCTTTGCGTGCTGATCGCCGATCTTCCGTTGCGGCTCGGCGACGGCAGTCGTCGCTGCGACGCTCTTCGGCGACGCCGCGTGGAGGTGCTTCTTCGTGACCTTCGTCTTGCCTGCGTCTTTCGCTTTCGACATGCTCGCGACGATTCGCTCCAGCGCCCGTTCCGCGCCGTGCCGTCGTATCTGCTCGATCACGAGCGTGCCGGAGATGGAGCCGTCGCGGACGAACTGGTGAATCTCCGCCGGCGCGTTCTCAAGCAGTCCGACATCGCGAATGGTTTGATCGGTAATGTTCAGGCGCGCGCAGATCGTCTTCGTATCGAAGCCGTGTACGTCACGCAGTTCCGCGACGGCCGTCGCGAGTTCGAGCGGAGACGCGCGCTTGCTTTCGTTGCTGAGATATCCGTCGATCACCATCTCGGCGCGTTCAACCGTCTTCGCATCGCGCACGACGACCGGGATCTTGCCGAGGTTCTTTCCCGCACGGATTGCGTTGCCAGCGGAGAGGTAGCGGTGTTGCCCTTTGTAGACGTAGATCAGGTCTTTCCCGTCGACTTTCCGGACGTAGCAATGGAGCGGCTGACTCTTGTCGTAGCCGTTTGCGATCATCAGCGCGGTGAGGTGCGACACCCACTGTTGATCGACGGGGCGCACGTTGTCGCGCGGATCGTAGTGGAGCTGTTCGTACGGCACCATCCAGAGGTCCGCCGACGTCGCGCCCGCAGCGGCGGCAGCGGCCTTCGTGTTGCCGGTGATGATCGGCTCGACGAGCGCGAGGGATTGGGTGCGGGCGTCCATTACTCGGCCTCCTGCGGTTGGAGGCTTTGTGCGAGTTCCATTGAGCAGTCGACGATCAGGCGAGACTGCGTCTTCGGCCGCCGAAGCAGGAGATTCGCGCGATTCGGAGCGATATCAATGCGTTCGACGATCCAGCCGAGCGCGAGAAACGCGCGAACGGCGCGATCGGCCGTCTCGCTGAAAATCCCGGCATAGATTCGGAGAGCCCATTTCGCCCGGCCGGTGTAGCGGCATTCGCCGGGGGCGCGGCAGTCTTCGAGGCGCATCGAATGCTCGCCGACGGCAATGTGAACGCCGGCTTCAGCGACCAACGCAAGGTCGCGCTCGATGGCTCGGATGTGCTTCTCGGCCTTCTTGAGTTGAGCGAGGCGACGCGTGTGGACGGCGTTCGCGTGAGCGACGATCTCGTTGTACGACGTCGGATGCTTGTAGGTCGTAATGCGCTTCACGCGTTCCTCCGGTTCTGGATCATCAGTTCGAGTCGCGACACTTCGAGGTCGATGCTCTGGCGGAACAGGCGCAGGAATCGCAACGTGCGGGTATCCGACCCAAGCAGCGAGTCGACGGTAATTTCAAGTGAGCGGAGATGCGGGAACGAGACGGCGACGTGACGTTCCGCGTCTCGCGTGACGATCGTGTGGAGTTCGGGGCGCGTGTGCGCGGATCCGGCGGGCACGGCCGATCGCGGCGCATGTCGAGGCGCGAGTGCGCCGCCGGCATCGCTCGAATAGGTGCCGTCTGCCTGCTTGCAGGGGACCGACAGCGGCGGGGCTGCGTCCGATCCCGTCAGCCAGTAAAGGAACCGAAGATCGTGCGGGCGCGGTTGCCGCCGCAGCCATCCGCCCCGCGCGAGCTTGTCGATGCATTGCGCAGCCGCGCCCGGCATGTCGGCGAAGTGGGTCGTGCAGACCTCGTCGGACGTCATCGCGTGCGTGGCGTGCCTGAACACGGTCAGGATTCGAGCCGTCAAGTCGGCCCGTTGAGCGGGCGTAAGGTCGACGTACGGATTGAGTCGGCGCGGAGCGGCATTCGGGAGGGCGTTGTCGATCACGATGCCTCCTTGATCGTGAACGCGCGCGGCTTTTTCGGGCGGCTGTGCTTTTCCGGCTCGGCGCGTGTCGCGGCGCGAAGGCTTTTGATCGCGGTCGCGCAGGTGGATTCGTCCGGAATCGAGATCTGCTTCGCGGCAATGGTGTTGCCGTCCATGATGAGGTACTCGATATAGACGCCGTCTACGAGCGGGCGGCGCATGACGACATGCTTGCCGATGAGGATCGGTGTCGTCGGAAGTTGGCGATCGCGTTCGTAACGGGCGACGGTCCGGGGCGACAACGTGTCCCGGCGCGGGATGCCCGCGTGCTGTGCAGCGTTGATTCGGTGCATGGCTTCATCTCCTTTACGCCGAGCGCGCAAGCCGTCCTCGGCGCGTGAGCGTCAGACGTTGGCGTGGAAGGTGGCGGGCTTGTCAGCGACGGGGCCGCTATCCAGCACGTTCGCTGCGATGATCAGGGCGGCGGCGGCAAGGACGCACTTGAACAGCAGCGACTTTTCCAAGTTGCTTTGGCGGGCGGGCTCGGAAGGTGTAACGCGGGGGGCTTGCTCGTTACGGAGCCAGTTCCGGCGGGCTTCGGCGTGAAGATCGATCGGTTTCATGGGGTGAATCTCCGGTTGAGCGTCATACGACGCGACAGCCGGAGTATCCCTGATGGGATACATCCAAGTCAATCCCTATTGGGATATCCTGGGTCGGAAATATCCCCGCCGGAGATGGGCGGGGAGGTGGGCTCTACTGGCGCTTGGCGAGGAATCGTCCGGGGCGCATTCGGGGATTCGGGAGTAAGTGGGATGCCAGCACGATGGCGCTATCGAGCCACGGTGTCATGTTGAGGTATGCGCAGGCGGAAAGGACGATGGCGGCAAGTAGGCCGATCGTGATGCTTCCTCGCTGTCGATGGTGGCTTGCGCGATGGGTTTTGGTGTGGTGTCGAATTCGGGCTGACAAGTGGCTGAGGCCGTCCAGCACGTTGTCGGCAAGATCGGACTCGACTCCCTTTGCGGAGACGTCTATGGTTCCGTCGGCCTGAATGGAGACGCATGCGACTGCGATGACGGATTCTCTATCGTGTCGATCGACGAGGTCGCACAGGTACTTGCGGATCGCTAAGTGCCGGACGCTTCTGTCAGGCGAGTGGAGGTGGTAGATGTTATCGGCGCTGTTTGCGGGTCTCTCGGAATGCTCTTTCGCGGCGGGGTTTCTCATTGCTCAACGTTTCGTTTGATAATGGGCGTTGAGCGGCCGCGCCTGCGCGCCGTCTAGATTCGTCAGTCGCTGGTATTTCTTCCGAGACGCTGAGCGAGCCGTCACTCTCCACTTTCACGGCCTCGGATTGGCTGAGAACGAATTCAATGTAGCTCTCGATCTTGGCCTTTTCCGCGTCGGGCAGGGCGGCGACGAGCGAGCGATCAAATCTGAGTAACTGTTGCTCGGATGCGTCGTCGGTCAATAGTGCGCTGGGCGGCACGCCGATTGCGCTCGCGAGCGCTTCGATAAGGTATAGCTGCGTATCGATTTCACCCTTTAAGACGCGCGCAATGCTGCTCTGTGCGAGGCCTGCGGCCTTTGCGAGCTTCACCTGAGTCCGGATGTGTTCGCACGTTTCCATGTAGTGCCGAACATTCCGCGCCAAGATCTTTCGTAGCGGCGTCTTATTCATGCCCGCATATTGCCGAAAAATGGCGATCCCATGCGAGATATTGCGTGTATGCAATCCATTGTATGGGTATCCCAATTGGGATATCATTGTGGCGGTCTTCATCAATGGGAATGTCCGATGCAGGGTAGTAGCGAATCCATGCTCTCGATAGTGCTGCGCCATCTCGATACAGCGAAAGGCGCGTGGCCTGTCATAGCCCGCGAGTGCGGCATTCCGTATCAAACACTTACCAAGATCGCACTCCGCATCCATCGAGATCCGCGTGTTTCGACTGTGCAACGTCTCTTCGACTACTTCGCGGAACGCGACGGCGAAACGTGCTCGACCTAAGTCCCGCTAAGCGGTCTTCAACGAACCGGAAAAGCACATCCTAGCGGCGATGCCTTGAGCGCAACAGGATGAAAGAGGTGATCTCCCAAAGCTCCGAATATGACTTGCCGATACGACAGCACTGAATGGCTGGACGTTCTCTACACGTCCGTCCGCAACACTCCCGGCGGCGTAGCCGACGCTGCCAATCACCTGACGAACCGCCGGGGCAAGGGCATCACGCCGGAGTCGCTTCGCCTACGCCTGCGCGGCGTCGGCGACAGTCGCCTCTCGATGGAGATGTTCGAGTTGCTGATCGAGTGGATGCAGGAGAAGAGCGAAGCCGAGGCGCACGCTCTCGACGCGTTGCATGCGCTCAACGCCCGTTTCGGGCTTGTCGCGGAGCGCGTCGACGATCACCACGCGGCCGGCGTCCACGAGCCGGGCACGATGCATCTCGTGACGACGACGCTCCACTTGCAGGCGCATGTGGGGAAGGTCGCCGACGACGTGACGCGCGCGCTCGAAGATCAGCGAATCGACGATCGCGAAGCCGAGCAGATCATTGCAACGGGCCGCAAGGGGCAGCGCCTGTTCCAGCGTCTGATCCATGCCGCCCGTAACCTTGCTGCCCGCCGGCGTCGCTGACATGCAGCGATTCATGCCCGACATGGGGTGCTGTCGCGTCGCGCGCGAGCAGATGCAGTTGTGTTGTGACCGCCCGAATCAAATTGCATGCGGCGTCGCTGCGCTCGCGCACCGGTTCGAAACCGCCCCCGAGCAGGCCGGCCGGTTGTTCGTCTCCCTGATCTCCACCTTTCCCGGTCACGTCGCGCTGTTCATCGAACGCGCCGCGCTGCCCTGCGCGGCGCTGCCGACCAAGACCGAGCGCCACGCGTTCCGCAATCAGATCGCAGGCCGTCTCAGTGCGGCGGATCTTGCGATCTTCGACGAGTTGATGTCGAACGAGTGGCGACGCCTGCGTGGCAAATGACCTGAATTCGAGGATGTGATGATGAAGTCACCGCTTGATATGCATATACCGACTTGGTCCGACCCGACGTGGCGCGACTGCGTACGTGTCGCCCGTCGCGTAATACGTCTTGCATTCTGGACAGTGCAAATAGACATGACCTTGCTTTCTAACCGTCTGGAGCGCGCATTTCTGATGTCTATTGTCAGCGCAGGGCTGGCAAATGTAGTGGGGAATGTCACTGGTCTCGCGATCTGGATTTTCAGAGCGTTTGTAAACGATCCCGGCGTCGGGAAATTTGTGCAGACGGTAGCGTGCAAGATCTCTCGTTCGTGTCTCAAGTTCGCAAACCTTCTTCTGAAGTGCATCGTTCTCGTCCATGAGCGATCTCACGTTCTCCTCAAGTTGAAGTGCAGCCTGCCGCGTGACCTCAGCATCTCTGAGCCAGACCAGTATTTGCGATACCACGGCTCTGTCATCGCGCGCCTTTACGGCTTTCTCGCGCAGGTTGAGTGCCGACTCAAGCGTCGAAATTACGGTCGAGATTATCGATAGCGGTTCCATGGGTGATCTGTTGGTGAGTGGTTGGAGGGATGGGGGAGCCAATCCCTGCGGTAGATCGATGCGAGCACGCCTTCCATTTGCAGCAGCGCTTTGGCGTCAGTCTGTATCGCGCATTGTAAGCGGGGGGATACGCGCTAATGCCGAAGCCAATTTCGAGGACACGATGAAGGATTCCAACGAGGGTTTGAAGCGGGGATTTGCGCTTCGCGCGGAAGGGTACTGGAAGAGCTGGTACGGCGACGCCGAAGCGCGCGACGCGAGCCGCCTACTTGAAATGGCTGATCGCGATACCGCGATTGAGATTCTGTCCGCACTGTTCACCCGGATCTGCATGTGGGGCCTGGAGGCGTTGCGGATGGAATGTCCGCGTTGCATGCCGGCGTCGGCCGTTGTCGTTTCCTCTCGGCATGCAGGCCCTCACGCCGATCTGACGCTCGTCGAAATCTGCGACGCGTGTTTTCGCGGAACGATGAGCGGTAAGGAAGCTCGAGTCGCGGTGATCGGGCTTGTAGACCGGCACCCCCGTTCCGAGATCGTCGAGGCCGTCGAGGCACTTCTTATCCGCGTCAAGGCTTTGGGGCGCGAGGCGCTTCGCCGTCGCTGCTGTGCCTATCGAGGCTGACCAGAAAAGCGACTTTGCAAGGCATATGCGGTTTGCTCCGTTAGTTAGCACTGGAGACTCGAAGTGAATTCAAACAGCACGAGCGGCAGCTTGCGTCGCCGAGCATCCCGCTACCGGCTCGCGCCGTCCGGGCAACAGACCTACATCGCCGGCCGGGCGCGTTGGCGGAACTACTCGCACCAGTTGGCGCACGATCGTCGCATGGCTGAACTGGCCGGCATGTACGTATCGGACGCGCGGTGATGGACGGGGGACAGCGGTGGAAAAGGATCACAACGCATACAGGAGGGTTTATGCAAAAGGGTATTTCGATGGGCTCAAAGCGGCGAGGGCGGGCATGAACCCCGGCCGTCAGCAATCCATTCTGCGCGGCATGCCGTCTGTCGCGCAGAAGGTCTTCGAGTTCGTGCCGATTCAAGAGTCGTGGACGACCAAGCAGATCGTGGCGCAGGTGAAAGCCACGACCAAGGCGCAAATCGATTCGCGAACGGCGGACAACTGCCTCGCGCGGTTGAAGGATGCCGGGCTCGTTCGCGAGGTCACGCGCGGCGAATTTCGACGCGTCCGGCTCGCGACGTGTGGCGTCGAGGCCGATGCGGTCGACGAGGCGGAGCCGGAAACCCGCGCGCTCGTGAGCGAAGCGCCGGGCAAGCGCGATAGCACCGCGTCGCCGATCGATTTGCTGTCGGGTATCGCGAATCGCCTGACCGCGACCGTGGAATCGATACGCGAGATCGCCGTCGAGATCGAAACCGCCGCGCTCGTGATCGAGGAACAGCAGGCGGCGAACGGCCGCGAGGCGGACAAGCTTCGTCAGTTACAAGCGCTGCTCAAGACGCTGTAGCGACGCGAGCCAAGTTGCTTTGCGTTCGCTGCATCGCATCTGTTTTTTCCCATTTCTTTCCCCTCGCCGTGCGTTCGAATTCGCGCGCGCGAGGGATTGCTTTCAAGAGGTGAATATTCTATGTCGACGCTCGATCAAATCGTCCAGCAGCTCCGTAACGCCGATCATCCGGAACTGCCGTCCGGCCATCCGGTCGCGGACGGCAAGCATCATCGCTATGGCCCGCGCAAGAAGTACTGGTATCAGTTGCGCGAGGTCGTCAGCAAGGGCGCGGTGATCGGCTATACAGGCACGTTCGGTCACTTCTCCGGCGACGATCCGGGCACGGAGCGATTCCAGTGGAACGGTGTGCCGCTGAGCGAGGAAGCGCTCGCGGAGACGCGTCGTCGCCAAGAGGCCGCCGAGCAGGCGGAAGCGGAACGCGCGGCGCGTGCGGCGCGCATGGCCGCGAACCGCGCGTGCGACCAATGGGCGCGCGCGAGCGAACAAGGCGCGTCGGCCTATCTGGAACGCAAGCAGGTGACGGCCGAAGGCGTGCGGTTCGACTCGGACGGCACGATCTTCGTGCCCATGTATCAGTACGGCGACGAGGCGCGGCTCGTGGGGCTTCAGAAGATCACGCCGGAAGGCGCGAAACGCTTCAACAAGGGTATGGAGAAGAAGGGCGCGGCCTACCTGCTCGGCGAAGTGAAGGCGGACGACCAGCTCGTAATGATCGCCGAAGGCTATGCGACCGGGCGCTCGGTGCGCATGGCGACGGCCGAGGCGTTCGCGCTTTGCGTCTGTTTCGATGCGGGCGGGATCCTGTCGACTGCCCGCCATCTGCGCGACGCGCATCCGAACGCGCACGTGCTGATCTGCGCGGACGACGACTGGAAGATCGAGCAGCGGATGCGCGACTGGCTCGCGGAGGAATTCGACTTCCGGGGCGAGCTGCCGTTCGATGCCGCGCCGATCCGGATCGAGGCGAAGAAGACGTGGTACATGGTCGCCGCGCACCGCCGCGTCGACGACAACGGCGTGGCCTATGTCGAGGTGACGTACGGTAACGACGTCCTGCCGCTGCGGCGCAAGCGCTTCGAGAACGCCGGCCTGAAACGGGCATACGAAGCGGCTGCCGAGGTCGACGGCGTCAGCGTCGTCTATCCGACGTTCGCCGATCGCGCCGAGCGCAAGCTCACCGACTTCAACGATCTGCACGTCGAGGAAGGGTTGGAGGCTGTCACGCGGCAGGTGCAGGCGGCGATCCTGTCGGTCCTCGCGCCAGCAAACGAAGACGTTCGCCCGGCTGCCGTCGACGCCGAGCGGTCGACACCGGCCGCGACGTCCGCTGCCGCAGGACCGGCGGAATGGGACGGACGCGAAGCTGAGAACGGCGCGCACACATGGGAGCAGGACCTCGCGCGGTCGGACAAGGGCACGCTGCTGCCGACGCTCGGCAATGTCCACCTGATCCTCTCGAATCACAAGGCGTGGCGAGGCGTGATCGAGCAGGACGATTTCGGCGGTCGCGTGATGAAGCGTAAGGCACCGCCGTTCCCGCAGGGCGCAGCGGGCGAATGGACGGACATGGACGATCAGCGCTGCGCGCTCTGGTTGTCGCAGCGGTACGGCATTTCGGTGCGCACCGATATCGTGATGAACGCGGTGCTGCTGGTCGCGGACACGACGCATTTTCACGACGTGCGTGAGTACCTGGAGGGGCTGGAATGGGATGGCGTGCCGCGCGTGCGCTCGATGCCGTCGACGTATCTGCGCGTGGCCGACAGCGAGTACGTGCAACTGGCCTTCATGAAATGGATGATCGCGGCCGTCGCGCGCGTGATGCAGCCGGGCTGCAAGGTCGATAACGTGCTGATCCTCGAAGGCAAGCAGGGCGCGCGCAAGTCGACGGCGCTGAAGGTGTTGGCGGGCGGCCAATGGTTCACCGACACGCCGATCCAGATCGGCAACAAGGACACGTACGCGGTGATGGCGGGCAAGTGGGTGATCGAGCTGGCCGAGCTGGATTCGTTGAACAAAGCGGACTCGTCGGCGGTCAAGAGCTTCTTCGCGACGGCCGTCGACCGGTTCCGGAACTTCTACGGGAAGCGCGCGACCGACGTGCCGCGTCAGTGCGTTTTCGCGGGCTCCGTCAACTTCGATACGTACCTCAAGGACGAGTCGGGCAACCGGCGCTACTGGCCGTTGCGCGTGGGCGGCTTGGTCGATATCGACGGCATCGCGCGCGTGCGTGATCAGTTGTGGGCCGAGGCCGTCCTCCTGTACCGCGCGGGCGTCGTATGGCACGTGACGGAGCAGGAGCGCCCGCTGTTCGAGATCGAGCAGGCCGAGCGGTACGAAGGCGACGTGTATGAGGACAAGATCGCGAAGGCGCTGGAATACGTGTCGCACACGACGATGGAGTCGATTCTGGCGGACATCCTGAAGCTCGACACGTCGAAATGGACGCTCGCCGAGCAGCGCCGCATCGGCAAGGCGCTGAAATCCCTCGGATGGGTGCGCAAGCGCGAATCGACGGGCTCGCGTGGCTGGTACTACGTGCGCGAGGAGCAGGAGCCGGAAGCGGCGCTCGAGGCGGTCGCGGCAGGCGATGACGACAGCCCGCTTTGATCGTGTTCGGCGCGCCGCGATGCTGTTCGTGGCGCGCCGCGTTGCCCGCTTTGGCGCGCCGTGGACGTCCCGTGTCCCAACGTCCCAAAGCACGGCTTCGTGTGCGGGTGCGGGCGCGCGACATGCGCGACGTGAGCGGCGCATGTCGCAGGCGCGCGCGCCCCTGCAAGCCTTTTCCCTTGGGACATTGGGACGTTAGGACGTTAAGGAGAATGCGATGATGGATTTGATGGAGCGGGCGGGCGTCGCGATGAGCGTGCGTGGTCAGTTCACCGACCCGATTGCCGATCCGAAAGTTACTTTGGGCGCGCTCGCCTTTGCGAACGATCTCGGTCGGTTGCTGGTTCGGATCAAGGTCGCGCAGCAGGCGAAGCCCGAAATGATTCGACGCGCGATGCTGCTGTTGGCGCAGATGATGCGAACGTCGGGGCGATTCAAGCGCGGAAAGTTTTCCGGGTTGAAGCGCGATGAGCGCCGCGAACAACGCGCCGGTCATGCGGTCGAGCGTGCGCAAGTGGATGTGATCGAACGATTCGCGCTGCGTTTGCTCGACGAGTGGGTCAACGATCAATGTGGGACGTGCGAGGGCCGTGGCGTTGTTCGGCGCTCAACCGAACAACCGAAGGCGACGATACGGTGCCTCGTCTGTGCAGGGCGCGGGAAGGTATGTGTCGCGGAGGAGCGGATTCCGTTCTTTCACGGTCGTAACGGGCCGCTGGTTTTCAGGGAGTACGAAGGATGTGACGTTTGCAGCGGTGTGGGGCGCGTGCAGATCGCTGCGCCCGCAACTATTCAAGGGCGGCAGATTTGCCCTGATTGTGGCGGGGCCGGTAAGCGGCCGATCGAAGAAGCGGCGCGAGCGCAGGCCCTTGGTGTGACGCTCAAGGAGTATCGGCGCAATTGGTCGTGGCGCTTTCACGACATGCTTGCGCTGCTCGATGCGATCAATGGCTCTGTGAATGACACACTGCGCTGCCAATTGCGAGAATGAAACGTCTTCCATTCCAAGAGCGGATCGCGTAAACTTCGCACATCCTTTACCGCGTCACTGGATATTCGCTGGCACCGCGCGTTAGTCGTGCAAACCTCTCGGGACAAAACAACGATATGAGGAGCCCGTTAGGTCGTGTGGGGGCGCTCGCCCCTATGAAATGAATTTCGAAGCCCTGAGTGCGAAAGCCCTCGGGGCTTTTTGCATTGGGGCGCTGAAATGCGAAGCGAATCTGCGGACGCTGGCTTGTGCGAATTGTGGGCCGTGTGGAATGAGGATCTTGATGGCGGCATCACCGCGCGCTGCGCTGCTCAAGGCAGCTTACTGGATCAGATCGTGAGGGGCCGAGACGTGCGAAGCGGGGATTCGGCTTGGGGAGCTAATGTGGGAGTGAGCTATGCGTGTGGAGATTCGTGACGAAGATGGGCGCCTGCTTTGGGCGGTTTGGAGTCGGTGGGGAGTTGTTGGCGGCATGACGAGTACAACCTATCGTGCCGACGGAACCCTCAGGCGAATCATCGAGACGCTTGAGGGAGCCCGGCAACAAGCAGTTGGAGAATTAGCTGTTTTTCACGACATTGATGGAGTAGCGAATATTGGCGCTGCCTCCACCGAGGTCAATGGTGATGTTCCAGTGGCCTGTTGAGGGCACTCTGATTCGAACGGGAAATCTTTTGTAGTGCCCGCCGAAATACTCGAAGCGCTGTCCGGATCGATAGCGCTGAAAGTTACTGTCAGTTGTTAGCATGACGTTGCATTGGTAGTCGCAATTGACAACGACAACGTCGCCCTCGTTGAGAAGTTCTCTCGAATGGATGAAGTTCATAGGTCTTCCTCGTTCTTATGCCCGGTTGCCGGGTGGGGTGATCGTAGCATGGGCCGCATCGTAGCCCGGTCATGCCTGCGACGCCATCGGTCTGCCGGGCCGAGTTTCCAGCAAACCTGCTGGGGACCCTGAGCGGATCGGTGCATGCGGGGGTGCGCACCCGCGCTTTTTCTCTACTGTTGGATGACCTAGGGGGGTCATATTCATGCCAACCCAACAACAGATCGCCGAGCATCTCGATCTCGATCAGTCGGCCGTTTCGCGGTTCGTCGACAAGGTCGGGCTCGACTATCGCTCGGCCACAATCGACCAGATCAGGATTGCCTATGTCCGGCACCTGCGCGAAATGGCTGCCGGTCGCGCGAGCGAGACCGGCATCGATCTCGTGGCCGAACGCGCAATGACCGAACGTGTCGATCGCGAAATCAAATTGCTGACGCTGGCCGAGAAGAAAGGGCAGTTGGTCAACGCAGCGCAGCTTGAGCAGGCATATGGCCAGATGGTCGGTGCCTTTCAGACGGAATTGCTCGCGCTATCCGACAAGCTGGTGCAGGAATTGCGCGCGCTGTATGACGTTGAAATTGACCTCGAATGGTTGAACGAGCATATGTATGGGTGTCTTGAACAGCTTTCTGGATACGAGTCAGACGGTTCGGGCGGTGATCCGGCGGATCGCGCAACTGCTGCGTCCGCCGGAGAAGATCGGGACGACGGACTGGGCGCGCAAGCATCGCCGGATGAGCGCGAAGGCGACGGCGAGCCCCGGCCGCTATAACCCGAACATCACGCCGTGGGTGTTCGGCATGCATGCGGCGCTCGACGATCCGACCGTGCAGAAGGTCGTGTGCATGAAGTCGGCGCAGGTCGCGTGGACGGATGGGGTGCTGTTGAACTACATCGGCCGGCGGATCGACGTCGACCCGTGTCCGATGATCGTCATGTTCGCGAAGGAGAAGTCGGCGAAGAAGTTCAACATGGAGAAGTTCGAGCCGATGGTCGAGGTGACGCCGCGCCTGTCGGCGAAACTGCCCGTGCACGCGAGCCGCGACAAGAACAATCTATGGGATCACAAAACCTTTCCGCGCGGCTTCCTGAAGTTCATTACGTCGAACGCGCCGGACGATGTGAAATCGACGCCCGCGCCCGTCGTCGCGGTCGAGGAGCCGGACGACGCGAACCAGAACGTGCGCGAGCAGGGCGACTCGATCACGCTGCTGGAGGAGCGGAACAAGAGCTACTCGGACAGCCGACGCAAAGTCATTTTCGGCGGCACGCCGACCGTCGACGGCTTCTCGCGCATTCAGCAGGCCTACGAGGCATCGGATCAGCGCGTCTATCTGGTGCCGTGCCCGGACTGCGGCGAGGAACACGAGCTGATGTGGGAAAACGTCACGTGGACCGACGATGCGGAGATCGCGCACGAGGTGTACGGCCGCGCCCGCCCCGAGTCGGCGCGGTACACGTGCCCGCACTGCGGCTCGTTGTGGGATGACTCGATGCGGATTCGCGCGGTGCGCCGGGGGCGGTGGGTCGCGACGGCTTCGTTTCACGGCGTTGCCGGATTCCGGCTCAACGAGCTGGTGTCGCCGTTCCCCGGTTCGCGCTTGGCCGAGCTGGTGAAGAAGTGGCTGACGGCGGAAAAGGCCCTACGCGCAGGTGACGACACGAAAATGCGTTCGTTCGTGAACAACTCGAAGGGCCGGCCGTACAAGTACAAAACCGATCTGCCCGAGATCGACGCGCTTGCCGAGCGTGCGATGCCGTATCCGGCATTCACGGTGCCGATGGGCGGCTTGCTGCTGACGCTCGGCGTCGACGTTCAGCATGATCGCCTCGCGATCGTGCTGCGCGCGTGGGGACGGGGCGAGGAGAGCTGGCTGGTCGCGTGGGATGAAGTCTTCGGCAACGTGCTCGATCAACGCGAAGACCCGCTGACGGGCGGCGTATGGGGCGCGCTTACGACGCTGCTCACGCATGCCTACCGCCACGAGTCGGGCGGGCTGCTGCGGGTCCGGGCGATGTCGATCGACTCGTCGGACGGCTCGACGTCCGATGCGGTCTACAAGTACGTGCGCGCGGCGCAGCGGCAGGGCCTGAACGTGATGGCGATCAAGGGCAGCACGGACGCCAATGCGGAGATCTTCAGCACGCCGCGCGCGTCCGTGGACTCGACGCGGAACAACAGCAAGGCGGCGAAGTACGGTCTGCGGCCGTTCATGGTCGGCGTCAGCAAGGCGAAGGATCTGATCCTCGACAACCGGCTCAAGCTGGACGGCGACGGACCGGGGCGCATGCATTGGTATCGCGATGTTCGGTCCGATTATCTGTCGCAACTGACGGCCGAGGTCAAAGTGCCCGCCCGCCTCGGCACCAAGCGCGTCTGGCAGAAGAAGGCCGGTGCGCGAAACGAGGCGCTCGACTGCGAGGCGTATGCGCTGCACGCGGCGCGCAGCGTCAAGACGCACCTGATGACGGAGGCGCACTGGCAGGTCGAGCAGCAGCGCCTGTCGCAGGTGTCGCTGTTCGAGGCGGTGCCGGTGCTCGACGCGTTGCCGTCGGCGCTGCCGGTCGAGGCGCTGCCGGATCCGCCGGACGATCACGGTACGGACACCGCACCGCCGCCGCAGCAACCCGCACAACCCATCGAAACCCCGCCGCCGAGCGGGGTTTCGCGCATTCAGGGGCGTCGCGTCGGCCGTTCCGGCTATCTGACGCGTCGCCGCTAGGAGAGAGCCGATGGCTTACACAAGGCAGGATCTCGATCGCATCCAGTCCGCGATCGCGAAGGGCGAGCTCGAAGTGCAGTATGCGGATCGCCGCGTGAAGTATCGCTCGATCTTCGAGCTGCGCGAGGCGCAAACCGAGATCATTCGCGCGCTCGATGGCGCGAGCGGGCGCTCGCGCATCGTTCGACTTCGGCATGCCGGCAAGGGGGTTCGATGAGTCGCGCCTATCCGATGCTCGCCCAACGCGGGTTCGTGGTGCCGACGCGCCTGAAGGCAGCGGCTTACGAATCGGCAGGCTCGGGCGGTGCTCGCGCGCGTTCGTGGAAAGCGTCAGGCGCGGGGCCGAACGCCGCGGCCGTTCAGAATCTGCCGCTCATGCGGCATCGGGCGCGCGATGCGATTCGAAACAACACATGGGCGAAGGCCGCGATCATTCGGCTCGTGTCGAACACGATCGGTACAGGCATCAAGGCGCATCCGCAGCATCCCGACGACGTGATCCGGAAAGCGCAAAAGCAGCTTTGGGACGACAGCGGCGAGGAAATCGACGTGAATGCGGCGTGCGATATGGCGGGCTTGCAAACGCTGGCTGCACGTACGTTCTTCAGCGACGGCGAGGTACTGGTGCGACGCCGGTTGCGCAGTCCGCGCGACGGGTTGGCCGTGCCGATGCAGGTGGAGTTGCTCGAAGGGGACCATCTGCCCGTCACGAAGAACGAGCGCCTGCCGCACGGTGAGATCGTCAACGGCGTCGAGTTTGATGATGACGGCCGGCGCGTCGCCTATCACCTGTTGACGCGGCATCCCGGCGAGTACGGGCGGCAGGCCGGCGACAGCACGCGGACGGTGCGCGTGCCGGCCGACGAGATCGCGCATGTGTTCCTCGCGCTGCGGCCGGGGCAGGTGCGCGGCGTGCCCGAATTGTCGACGGTGCTGCTGCGGTTGCATTCGCTCGACAACTTCGATGATGCGGTGTTGTTCCGGCAAGAGGTCAGCAACCTGTTTACTGGTTTCATCGTGAAGCCGAATGCCGAACTCGGCCCGCTTGGCGATCCCATTTCCGGTGCGTCGCTGCAATACGACGTCGACGGCTTCTCTCCGGTCGTGTCGCTCGAACCGGGCGGCATGCAGGAGCTTGCGCCCGGCGAGGAAGTGAAGTTCTCAGAGCCGCCGGGCGCGGGCAACGATTATGCGTCGTTCATGCGGCAGCAACTGATGGCGGCGGCCGCATCGGTCGGCATGCCTTACGAGGTGCTCACGGGCGATCTGCGTGACGTCAGCGACCGTGTGCTGCGCGTGATCCTCAACGAGTTTCGCCGCACGATCGAACAGCTTCAGTGGAACGTGTTCATCCACCAGTTCTGCCGCAAGGTGTGGCGCTGGTGGGTCGACGCGTGCGCACTGTCGGGCGCGATGCCGATGCCCGACTACTATCGCCGGCGTCGCGATTATCTGCGCGTGCGATGGGTGCCGCAGGGCTGGCCGTACATCCATCCGGTGCAGGACGTCACCGCGAAACGCATGGAGATCCGCGCGGGCCTTGCGAGCCGTGCGGGTGCGGTGCTCGCGCGCGGCGATGACCCGGAGCAGGTCGACGCGGAGAACGCGGCGGATCTCGCGCGCGAGCAGCGGCTCGGCCTGCGATACGACACGCAGCTCGCGATCGACGACGGAAACGGCAGTGTTTTGAAAGAGGATGGGGAATGAAACGAAACCGCAAGTGGTGGGATATCCGCGCGCAGGCGCAGGCGGGCGGCGGCAAGGTTGCCGAGATCCGGATCTATAGCGACATCGGATTCTGGGGCACCGACGCGCAGAACTTCGTGTCGCAGCTCGACGCCGTCGCGACCGACGCATCGTCGATCACGGTCGCGATCAACTCGATGGGCGGCGACGTGTTCGACGCGTTCGCGATCTACAACGCGTTGCGGCGTTACGCCGGCAAGGTGAAGGGGCGCGTCGACGGCATCGCGGCGTCCGCCGCGTCGCTGGTGCTGATGGCGTGCGACGAGATCGAGATGCCCGAGAACGCGTTGCTGATGATCCACCATCCGCACACGGTCGCGGCCGGCGAATCGAAGGATCTGCGCCGCGTCGCCGAACTGCTCGACAACGCGAGCGCCGGCATTCTGGCGGCATACGCGCAGCGCAGCGGTCTGTCCGAGGATGACGTACGGGCGATGATGGACGCGGAGACGTGGCTGACGGCCGCACAGGCGAAGGAGAAGGGCTTCTGTGACGTGATCGAGGCCCCGGTCAAGCTCGCGGCGTCCGCGGGCGCTGCGCCGCTTCTTGCGCGTTTCTCGGCCGTGCCCGAGCACGTTCGCGCGCTGCTCGATGCGGCCGGCGAGCCGGACGGGGAACCGATCGTTCCGCCCGCGTCCCCGCCGATCGATCCGACGCCGGCCCCCGAACCGGAACCGAAACCTCAAACGCCTGACGTCGTGGCGCTCGCCACGCACGTGTTCAACGCGCTGCGCGAAGCCAATCTCGCGGCTTGCGCCGAAGGCGTGATCGCGGCGACCGGTCTGCGCGATCGCGAGACGGTCGATCGCGCAATTCGCAACGCAACCGACATCGCGGGGATCTGCCTCGCGGCGAACCAGACGGATCTGACCGCGCAATACGTCGCGGACGGCCTGTCGCCCGATCAGGTGCGCGTGCGGCTATTCGAGCGCCTCACGGCATCGAGCGCCCGCATCAACAGCCGGCCCGATCCGGCGCAGCAGCAGACGCAATCGCAGGCGCGCAGCCGCACGTTGCGCACGTCCGACATCTACGCGGCCCGCCGCGTGGCCAAGTAACTTTTCATCGCTGAAAGGAGCGCTGAATGTCCAACATCAAGACCTTGGGCACGTTGCCCGCCGAATTCCTGATTTCGGAAGGCCCCGGCCAGATCTCGCGCGACGCGATTCTCGTCGCGGCCGGCCCGGCATTGCCGGCGGGTTGCGTGCTCGGCGTGATCGGGACCGGCGAATACGCGCCATACGACAACGCCGCGACGACCGGCGCGGAGGTCGCCGTCGGCATCCTCTACGCGCCGCTCCCGGCGTCCGACAAGCCGCGCCCGGCCGTCGCGATCAAGCGGCTCGCCGAGGTCGACGCGCGCCTGCTCGCGGGGTTCGACGCGCCCGCGCGCGACGATCTGGCCTCATACCACATCGTCATCCGCTGATCGCAGCGAATTCCCTGATTCCGAAGCCGCGCCGACGCGCGGCTTTTTCTATTCTGGAGTACATATGGCAGACATCGCTATCTTCAACGACGACGCGTTCTCGCTGTCGTCCATGACCGCCGCCATCAACGAGCAGCCGCACGTGCCGGGCCGGCTCGGCGAGGCGGGCCTGTTCGACGAGGAAGGCATCACGACGACGACGGTGCAGATCGAGCGCGACGGCGACACGCTCGCGCTCGTGCAGTCCGGCGTGCGCGGCCAGCCCGCGCCGAACGTGCTGGGCAGCAAGCCGAGCCTGATTCCGTTCAACACGGTCCACCTGCCGCAGCGCGCGGTCATCAAGGCGGACGAGATCCAGAACCTGCGCGCGTTCGGCGACGATTCGGAGCTGGAGACGGTCCAGCGCTACGTCGACAAGCGGCTCGCGAAGATGCGCCGCCAACTCGAAGCGACGCACGAGTACCACCGCCTCGGCGCGGTGCGCGGCGTGATCCTCGACGCGGACGGCAAGCACGTCGTCGCGAACCTGCTCGACCGCTTCGGCATCGAGCAGCAGGTGATCGAATACGAGCTGTCGAACGCGAAGACCGAGATCCGGATCAAGAACGAAGACACGCTCGAAGCGATCGAGGACGCGCTCGGCAACGTGCCGTTTTCGAGCGTGCGCGCGTTCTGCGGTCGCAACTTCTGGCGCAAGCTGCTGACGTTGCCGACCGTCAAGGAAACGTTCCTCAACACGGCGGCGGCTGCGGCGCTGCGCGGCGACCCGCGCGGCGCGATCGAGATCGACGGCATCGTGTTCGAGCGCTATCGGGGCAAGATCGGCGGCATCCCGTTCGTCGGCGACGACGAAGCGTATGCGGTGCCGGAGGGCGTGCCGGACCTGTTCATCTCGCGCTTCGCGCCCGGCGACTACGTCGACGCGGTCAACACGATCGGCCTGCCGTACTACGCGCGGCAGGAAGTCATGCCGTTCAACAAGGGCGTCGAGATCGAGGCGCAGTCGAACCCGATCCACCTGTGCACGCGCCCGCGCGCATGCATCCGCCTGAAGGCGTGACGCATGGCGTTCCACGATCTGATTGCGGACGTCGATGCGGCCGTGCTGCGGGATCTGGGCGACGACGACGTGGTCGTCGACGGCCGGCCCGTGCGCGGCATGTTCAACGCGCCTTGGCTTGGTCCCGATCTCGGTTCGCAGCGCACGAATCTCGTCGCGCCGATGCTGCACGTGATCGACGAAGACGCCGTTGGCATCCGGCCCGGCAGCGTCGTCGTCACGCGCAGCGGGCGCTATCGCGTTGTCGAGCCGCAACCGGACGGCACGGGATGGACCATTCTGATTCTTCAGTGACATGAACCAACTGAAAGTCGAAATCGACGTCGGTGCGGTCACGGCCGTCTTGCAGGGTTTGTCGCCGTCCGCGATGCAGGCCGCGTGGCGGCGCACGCTGCGCAAGACGGCCGCATGGATCAAGAGCCAGACGGCGAAGGCGGTCAGCGCGGCGACGCGCATTCCGCAGAAGACGATCCGCCGGCGGCTCTACTTCTTCCTGCGCTCGGCCGATACCGGCAAGGTGTGGCTCGGTCTGAACCCGATCGAGGCGCACCGCCTCGGCTCCGTGACGAAGACGCGCAAAGGCATGCGCGCCGGCCGCACGTCGTTCGAGGGCGCGTGGCGGCAATCGAAGCGGCAACCGGACGGGCCGATCTTCGAGCGCGTCGGGAAGGCACGGCTGCCGTACCGCGTCGTGACGGTCGATTGGCACGAGACGGGCGACCCGGCGTTTCGCCGTGCGGCGAAGGCGTGCGAGGAACGGCTCTTGACGATCCTGCGGCAGGAAGTGAACTACGAACTACAGAAGGTGATGGGACGTGCTCGATAACCTGAAACTGTTACATGACGCGATCGTCAACGGATTGCGCGAAGCGCTGCCGACGTTCGAGCGGATCGAAGCCTATCCGGAGATCGGCGCGCAGATCCGGACGCCGCTGATCGCCGTCGAGCTGTCCGAGATGGAACCCGGACATGATGACGGGACGGGGGGCATTTCGCTGATCGCGCGCATGCAGGCGCGCATCATCGTCGATCCGTATGGCGCGGAGCACGAGCTGCATGTGCGCGAGATCGCCGCGCGCCTTGCGCTCGCGGTCCATATGCAGACGTGGAGCTTGCCGATCGCGCCCGGCAGGGTGGTTCAGGTTGGCGAAGACCCGTTTCGCCCGCAGCTCGACACCTATCTCGTGTGGCTCGTCGAATGGACGCACGAGTTCGGGCTCGGTGGCGAGCTGGAAGAGATTCCGGACGGCCGCACGCTTGTATGGGGCGTCGATCCGTCGACGGGGCCGGGCAACGAAGGCAGCTATTGGGATCCGGCGCAGGACGTGCCGGCCGACTATCCGGAGTGACGATGCTCGAGTATGAAATCGGCGAAATCGACCGGCGGCTCGCCTGTCTCGTGCAGCAGGGCACGGTCGACGCGGTGTCGTACGACCCGCCGCGGTGTCGCGTGCGCGTCGGCGATTGGGTCAGCGACTGGTTGCCGTGGTTCACGGTCGCGGCGGGCGCGGTGCGCTTCTGGCGTCCGCCTTCGGTGGGCGAGCAAGCGTCGGTCTTCTCGTCGTCCGGCGAATTGTCGAGCGCGTATGCGGTGCCGGGCTATTACGCGGAACAGCACGGCGGGGCAGCGCGACGCAGCGCGAACGAAACGGCGTTCGATTTCCCGGATGGAGCGTCGCAGGTCTATGACCACGCGTCGCACGAGTACCGGGTCGATGTGCCCGCAGGCGGGCGCATCGTCTTCCGCATCGGCGAGACGCAGCTTGAGCTGCGTGCGGACGGCGTGACGTTGCGCACCGAGAAGCTGCTCGGCGACGTGCCGGATTCGACGTTCACGGGCAACACGACGACCGAGCAGCGCCTGACGTTCAACGGCGGCATGCAGGGCCGGGCGGGCGCGAATGGCGGCCCCGCAATGGAAGTCGACGGTGGCGCTCGCTACACGGCCGACGTCGAGATCGGCGGCAAGTCGTTCCTGGGGCACAGCCACAGGGAGCAGGGCGACGGAGCGCCCGTGTCGCCGCCGCTGTAGCCGGCCGGTCTTCCAAGTCACTTTGCCCCGCAATCGCGGGGCTTCGCATTTTTGGAGTCAGCAAATGGCAAAGGATTCGCCGCGCGCGAGTGCGCCGCCCGTTCAGCCGGGCGCGACGTTCCTCGATACGCGCTTTCGTACACGCGTGGTCGTCTTCCCGGATGGTTCGGTGCTACACGTCATCAAGGGCGAGGCGCTCGCGCACGTCGCGTCGCATATCGAGTATCTCGACGCGCATCCGGACTTCAAACGGCTTGAGGGCCGCACATGAGCGCCGTCGGTGAACTGGTGGGCATGAACCGACGGACCGGCGCACCACTGCGCGGTCTTGAACACCTGAAGCAGAGCATCGGCGACATCCTGAGCACACGCCGGGGCACGCGCCGCGAGCGGCCGGCGTACGGCTCTGACATCCCGGCGATGGTCGACCTGCCGATCACGCGCGGCTGGATCTCGTCGGCGCAGGCCGAAGCCGCGCGCGCGATCGGCCGATGGGAGCCGAGATTGAAGCTCGAACAGGTCAAGGCGCTGTCGGTGATCGACGGTGCCGTGACGTTTTCGATACGCGGCGTCTTCGACGGCGAAGCCGTCGCATTTGAGGTGACGACATGACGATCATCGATCTGGCCTCGCTCGATCCGCCGGACCTTGTCGAGATCCTCGACTTCGAGGCGGCCTATCAGTCGAAGCTCGCGTACTTCAAGTCGATCTATCCGGACTGGAGCGCGGCGCTCGAATCCGATCCGGTCGTGAAGCTGCTCGAGCTGGCGGCGTACGACGAGATCCGCGCGCGCGCACGGTTGAACGATGCCGCCCGTGCGGTCTTGCTGGCATTCGCGACCGGCGCGGATCTCGAACATCTCGCGGCGCTGCTCGACGTGCGGCGCGCGATCGTGGATCCGGGCGACGAACACGCGCAACCGCCGATTCCGCCGACGCTTGAACGCGATGACCGGCTCAAGGCGCGCGCGCAAATGTCGATCGAACGCGCGACGGTCGCCGGGCCGAGCGGCGCATACAAGGCGCTCGCGATGGACGCATCGCCCGACGTGCTCGACGTCGCGATCGACCGGCGGGAACCGGGAACGGTGCGCGTCACCGTGCTGTCGGCGAAAGACGACGGCGTGCCGGCGAAGGCGCTGCTCGACATCGTGCGCGCGAAGCTCACGGCGGAAACCGTGCGGCCGTTGAACGACACGGTGCTCGTCGAGCCGGCGATCCGGGTCGACTACGCGATCGACGCGACGCTTCGAGTCGGAAGCGGGCCAGATCCGGAGATCGTGCTCGGCGCGCGACGCAGGATGCTCGATGACGTGGTCGCGAAATCCCGCCGCTTGGGGCGCGGGATGTCGCGATCCGCGATCGACGGCGCATTGCACGCGCCCGACAGCGGCGTGATCTCGGTCGATCTGCGCACGCCGGCCGCGGGCGTCGTGTGCGGTCCCCGCGAATTCGCCAACTGTACGTCGATCCAGCTCGCGGTGGAGGCCGATGGTGAGTGAACCGCTGCTGCCATCGAATCAGACGCCGCTCGAAGCGGCGCTTGCCAAGGTGCTGCGGCCGAGCGTCGATGACGAGATCGTGCGCACGCTATGGGACGCGGATCGCTGTCCGGCCGCATGGCTGCCGTGGCTCGCATGGGCGCTCGCGGTCGACGGGTGGGAACTGGCGGAGTCCGACGACGCGAAGCGCGCGCTGATCCGGGGCTCGATGGCGCTGCATCGGAAGAAGGGCACGCCCTGGGCCGTGCGCGAGGTGATTCGCCGGCTCGGGTTCGGCGAGGTCACGATCATCGAAGGCCGCAGCAATCGACGCCGCGACGGCTCGATCACGCGCAACGGCGATCAGCTGCACGGAAAGGCGAGCGCATGGGCCGAATACATCGTGAAGCTCAACCGGCCGGTGACGCGCGATCAGGCGGACAAGCTGCGGCGGGCCATCGAACGATACGCGCCCGCGCGCAGCAAGCTTGCGGCGCTCGACTATGTCGCGGTGCCGATTCGCCACAACGGTGTGGCCCGGCGCGACGGTCAGTACAGTAGAGGGAGCATTGCAACATGACGAATGTGGTTGAAACCGCCCGTTGGGAAGACGGGATTTACCAGTTCGAGACGTCGGATCCCGTCGTCGGCGGGCCGGATGGGATCGACAACCTGCCGACCCGGCAGCTGGCGAATCGCACGCTGTACCTGAAAGGGCAGGTCGAGGCGCGGCAAAGCGACTTGGCGGCGCACGTCGGTGCAGGCAATCCGCATCCGCAGTATGCGACGAAGACGGATCTGGCGCAGCGAATCGCGGACCTTGTCGGTCAATCCCCGGCCGCGCTCGACACGCTGTACAAGCTCGCGTCGGCTATCGGGAACGACCCGGCCTTCTCCGCGACGGTGAACAAGGCGCTCGCGCTGAAAGCGCCGATCGGCTCGATCGGCAACTTCTCCCGCTTTCTCACGTACAGCCGCAGTGCGTCGCTGACGACCGACGTGGCGGGCGCGTGCGTCGACTGGTTCGGGCCGGACGACGGGGCGCTCGCGCTTCCCACCGGCAGTTCGCTGCCGGAAGGCGCGAGCGCACGCTTTTTCAACTACGGCGAAGGTTCGTTGAGAATCGTCGCGTCCGGTAAGGACGACTTCATCTACGCGGGCGTCAGCGACGCGGACAAATCGATCACGCTCAACCGGGGCGAGAACGTCGCGCTGATGTTTCGCGGCACGGCGGAGATCGACGTGATCGGCGGATCGCACTCGCTCAACTATGCCAGTGGGACGTCGCTCGTCAATTCGCCGCCGCAGTTCGACAACAGCCGCAAATTGGCGACGACGGCGTTCGTGCAGCGCGCGCTGGGCGGTTTCTCCGGCGCGATCAACGCGGGAACCGGCATCACGTTGACGGCCGCGCACGCGGGATTGATCGTGTACAGCATCAACGCTCCGACGGTCAAGCTGCCGCTGGTGTCGACGGTGCCGGAGGGCGCGGCATTCTTCATCGCGGCGGCGGGCACTATCGCAACGCAGGGTGGCGACGTGCTCTACAACGCGAGCGGCGGCTCGATAGGGGCTTCGTATGTGACGGGGCCGACGCCCGCCTCGCCCGCGCCCGCGCTGATCGTCCGAAATGGCGGGGTGTGGCAGATCCTGATGGGCTCGTCCGCGCTGAAGGCCGACAACCTGTTCGCCGCCATGCTCGCGACGACCGGCTTTCAGCGGTTTCCGAGCGGGCTGATCATTCAGTGGGGCGGATTCATGTCATCCGGCACGGGCAACCCGAATGCGACGGTCACGTTTCCGCTCGCGTTCCCCAATGCGTGCCTGTCGGTATCGCCGACGGTGGGCGGCGGCTCGATCGGCAACTTCACGGTGCAGATCTACGCCGCGACCAAAGGGGGCGCGACCTTGAGCTGTCAGAACAATTCCGCGATGTCGAGCGGTGTGGGCGGCAACTACGTCGCGATCGGATTCTGAATCGAGAGAGGACAAATGGCTCAGAAATTCGCAGCATGTGATTCGAACAGCTTCATCACGGCGTTCTATGACAGCGTCGACAGCCCGGTGCCGGCAGACGCGAAATGCACCGCGATCACGGACGAGCAGTGGAGGATGCTGCTCGACGGGGAGTCGCGGGGCAAGCGCATGGCGCTGAACGATCGAGGCGTGCCCGTGCTGCTCGATCCGCCGCCGCCGACTGTCGAGCAGATCGTCGCGGCCAATACGGCGCAGCGCGATCGATTGCTGGAACGCGCGAGCGTGGCGCTCACGCCCTTGCAGACCGCCATCACGTTGGGCGAGGCGACCGGCGAGGAGACGATGCACGCACGCGCGTGGATCGCCCATGCGCGCGCGGTGAAGGGCGTCGATCTGACTCAGCGCGACCCGGCGTGGCCGAGACCGCCGGAAATGACCGGATCAAGCTAAGCATCGCCCTGAATCATCTTTCGCGGCCGCTCACCTGAGCGGCCTTTTTATTTGTATCTCTCGTGGAGACCTGAATGGGTGCTACGTCCTTTTATCACGGCGTCACGACCGTGCTGGTCGATACCGGCCCGCGCACGATCGCCGTGCCGTCTACGTCGGTCGTCGGGATCGCGGATACGTTTACGCCCGGCCCGGATCGCGTGCAACCGAACGTGCCCGTGCGTGTGACGAGCGAGTACGACGCCGTCGCCGCGTTCGGCGAGCACAGCGCGATCACGCGGGCGATCCGCGGCATCTATCAGCAAAGCAAGACGGCGATCGTCGCGGTAGGCGTCGACGCCGGCCTGAAAGACGGCGAGCTGACGTCGGCCATCATCGGCGGCGTGACCGCCGGCGGCACGCGCACGGGATTGCAGGCGCTCGTCGACGGGAAGTCGCTGTTCGACCTGCAACCGCGCCTGCTGATCGCGCCGGGCCACACGTCGAAGCAGGCCGTCGCGACGGCGGCCGACGCGCTCGCGAGCAAGCTGCGCGCGATCGCGATCGTCGACGGGCCGAACACCGACGACGAGGCGGCGATCGCCTACGCAAAAAACTTCGGCAGCAAGCGCCTGTATCTCGTCGATCCGGGCGTGCGTTATTGGGACACGGGCGCGAACGTCGACGCCGATGCGCCGGCGTCCGCCTACGCGGCCGGCATGTTCTGCCAGACGGACGCGGCGATCGGCTTCTGGGCGTCGCCGTCGAACAAGGAAATCGTCGGGATCACGGGCACGAGCCGGCCGATCGAGTTCCTCGACGGCGACGAGACGTGCCGCGCGAACCTGCTGAACAACGCGAAAATCACCACGATCATCCGCGATGGCGGTTTCAGGCTGTGGGGCAACCGCACGCTGTCGGCCGATCCGAAATGGACGTTCGTCACGCGCGTGCGCACGCTCGACATCGTGATGGACGCGGTGCAGGCGGGCCACAAGTGGGCGGTCGATCGCGGCATCACGGCGACCTACGTGAAGGACGTCACGGAAGGGCTGCAGGCGTTCATGCGCGACCTGCGCGCACAGGGCGCGATCATCAATTTCGAGGTCTACGCGGATCCGCGCCTGAACAGCGCGAGCCAGCTCGAACAGGGTAAGGTGTACTGGAACATCCGGTTCACCGACGTTCCGCCCGCCGAAAACCCGATCTTCCGCTTCGAGGTCACGAATCAGTGGCTCACGGAAGTGCTCGATACCCAATCGTAGGAGGTGAACCTTGGTTCCGGAAACGCTTTTCAATCTGGCGATGTACGTCGACGGTCGCGGCTTCGTCGGCCGCACGACCGAGGTGACGCCGCCGAAGCTGAAGATCAAGACGGACGATTTTCGCGCGGGCGGCATGGACGCGGCGGTGAAGACCGACCAAGGCATGGAGGCGCTCGAAGCGTCGTTCGCGATGTCGACGCTGGAGCGCGACGTGCTGAAGTTCTTCGGCATCGCGGACGGCACCGTCATCGGCGGCGTGACCGCCGGCGGCACGCGCACGGGATTGCAGGCGCTCGTCGACGGGAAGTCGCTGTTCGACCTGCAACCGCGCCTGCTGATCGCGCCGGGCCACACGTCGAAGCAGGCCGTCGCGACGGCGGCCGACGCGCTCGCGAGCAAGCTGCGCGCGATCGCGATCGTCGACGGGCCGAACACCGACGACGAGGCGGCGATCGCCTACGCAAAAAACTTCGGCAGCAAGCGCCTGTATCTCGTCGATCCGGGCGTGCGTTATTGGGACACGGGCGCGAACGTCGACGCCGATGCGCCGGCGTCCGCCTACGCGGCCGGCATGTTCTGCCAGACGGACGCGGCGATCGGCTTCTGGGCGTCGCCGTCGAACAAGGAAATCGTCGGGATCACGGGCACGAGCCGGCCGATCGAGTTCCTCGACGGCGACGAGACGTGCCGCGCGAACCTGCTGAACAACGCGAAAATCACCACGATCATCCGCGATGGCGGTTTCAGGCTGTGGGGCAACCGCACGCTGTCGGCCGATCCGAAATGGACGTTCGTCACGCGCGTGCGCACGCTCGACATCGTGATGGACGCGGTGCAGGCGGGCCACAAGTGGGCGGTCGATCGCGGCATCACGGCGACCTACGTGAAGGACGTCACGGAAGGGCTGCAGGCGTTCATGCGCGACCTGCGCGCACAGGGCGCGATCATCAATTTCGAGGTCTACGCGGATCCGCGCCTGAACAGCGCGAGCCAGCTCGAACAGGGTAAGGTGTACTGGAACATCCGGTTCACCGACGTTCCGCCCGCCGAAAACCCGATCTTCCGCTTCGAGGTCACGAATCAGTGGCTCACGGAAGTGCTCGATACCCAATCGTAGGAGGTGAACCTTGGTTCCGGAAACGCTTTTCAATCTGGCGATGTACGTCGACGGTCGCGGCTTCGTCGGCCGCACGACCGAGGTGACGCCGCCGAAGCTGAAGATCAAGACGGACGATTTTCGCGCGGGCGGCATGGACGCGGCGGTGAAGACCGACCAAGGCATGGAGGCGCTCGAAGCGTCGTTCGCGATGTCGACGCTGGAGCGCGACGTGCTGAAGTTCTTCGGCATCGCGGACGGCACCGCGTTCAATGCGACGTTTCGCGGGTCGTTTCGCGACATCAAGGGCGGCTCGAAGGCCGTCGCCGTTCACATGCGCGGCATGCTGACCGAGGTCGATTCCGGCTCGTGGAAGCCGGGCGAGAAGGCGGAAATCAAATACGGCGCATCGCTGAACTATTACAAGCTGGAGATCGCCGGTTCGGTCATGCACGAGATCGACGTTTTCGGCTTCGTGCGCGTGATCGACGGCGTCGATCAACTCGCACAGGTACGCCGCGATCTCGGCATGTAACGCCCGCGGCAAAGCAACTTTGAACCCGAGGGGCGCATCGTGCGCCCCTTTTTACATTTCGAGGAAACACGATGGACACGATCACGATCAAGCTGGCGTACCCGATCACGCTCGACGGCGTGCTGCGCGACACGCTGACGATGCGCCGCCCGAAGGTGCGCGACGTGCGCGGCGCGAGCAAGCGCGCGCAGGACGACGACGAGCTGCGCGAAATCACGCTGTTCGCGATGCTCGCCGACGTCGCGCCCGACGAGCTGGAACAGATGGACATGGCCGATTATGTCGCGATGCAGCGCGCGTACGACTCCTTTCGAACCCCTGGCCCGATTGCACGAAAAGACCGTCAAGGCGATGGCGAAGCGCCTGCTGCGTGAGTGCGCGGTCAGTCCGCAAGCGGTCGACGATCTGACGCTTGATGACTTGGTGTGGTGGTTGACGGATTGACGTGACAGGGAGCGGAGATGGCACGCGAAATCGCGTTGGGGATCGTGATCGGCGGGGCGGTATCCGCGACGTTCGGCAAGGCGATCTCCGACACGCAATCGAAGATCGTCGGGCTGCGCAAGACGGCCGCCGAGAAGGGCATGTGGCAGCGTCAGATCGGCGAGACGATCAAGTTACAGGACGAATTCCGCCGCCTGCATCGCGCGGGCGACAGCGCGGCCGAGACGATCCGGCGCAAGCTGGATTCGAATCTGCGGACGTTGCGTGACGCCGGCATCGAGGTCGACCGGCTCGATCGCGCGTATGCGCGGCTCGGCCGCACCGCGCGCGGGCTCGAACTGCGCGCGATGGGGCACGAACGCCTGAGCGGCGGCCGGGAGGCGATGCGCGGCGCGGTCGGCGATTCGATGAAGCTGACCGCCGCGATCGCGGTGCCGACGATGGTGTCGGCGCAGTATCAGGCGATCATCCGCGACATCGCGATCAAGGCGGGCATCGCGCGCACGGGCGAAGAGCGCGCGATGTCCGACCGGATTCGCCGAGACGCGACGGCGAACGGGATGAGCCGCAACGAGCTGGCCGAGGCGGTCAATCAGATGGTGGCGGCCGGCATGGACGTCGACCGCGCGCTCGGTTTCGCGCCTGCCGTTGCGAAGTTCGCGATTGGCCAAGGCGCGACGAGCGTCGAGACGGCGAAGATGATTCAGGCGCTGGAGCAGAACGCGGACATCAAGGATCCGGCCGCGATGCTCAAGGCGCTGGAAGCGATCGCGTATCTCGGCAAGGAAGGCTCGTTCGAGTCGGTCGACATGGCCCGCTGGTTCCCGGTGCTGCTCGCCGAAATGAAGAAGATCGGCATCACGGGGCAGGATTCGGTGACGCAGCTGGGCGCGATGCTTCAGGTGCAGATGAAGACGGCGGGCAACGCCGACGAAGCCGCAAACAACCTGAAGAATTGGTTCTCGAAGATCGGCTCGGGCGAGACGGAACGCAACTACAAGAAAGCCGGCGTCGACTACGAAGCGAAGATGAAGGAGGCGATCGGCAAGGGCTGGTCGACGCTCGAAGCGTCGTTCGTGCTCGCGCGCGCGTACATCGAGCGCGTCGATCCGGCGAAGGCGAAGCAGTTGGCCGAGGCGGCGAAGTCGATCAACGCCGAGCTGGATCCGGCCAAGCGTCAGAAGCAGATTCGTGCGTTCGAAGAGACGATGAAGACGGGCGACCTGTTCAACGATATGCAGGTCAAGGCGGCGCTCACGGCGTACTTGCAGAACGCCGATCTCTACTCGAATCTGAAGCGCAACGCTGCGTCGGCAAGCGGCGAGATCGAGAAGGATCTCCGGGACCGCCGAGAGACGTCCAAACAGATCTGGAAAGAGGTCGTGGATCAGTGGGACGACGCGATGCGCAGCATCGGCGATGCGCTGCGTCCCATGACGGATCTGGCGGGCGAGCAGGCGAAGAAGGCGGGCGGCAAGGTGCGCGACATCGTCGATGCGTCGCCGCGCGCGGCGGCGGCCGTCATCGGCATCGCGGGCGCGGCGATCGCGTATCGCGGCGCACGTGCGGCGTGGTCGATCGGTCGCGGCGTGCTCGATGTCGCGCGTGGCGGTTGGTTGTCGAGGGGCGACGGGCGTTCCGGGAAGGGCGGCAAGGGAGCGAAGCCGGGGCGCGGCGCTCAGGCGCTCGATGCGCTCGGCGCAGCGGCCAGCGGCGTGCAGCGCGTCTTCGTCGTCAACCTGCCGGGCGGCGGCATCGGCGGCGGCTCCGTCGGTGATCTGATCGAGGGCGCGGCTGGTGCGGCGACCGGCAAGGCAGGCCGGGCCGGACGCTTCGGGCGGCTTGGCCGTGCGCTGGGCGGCCTTGCCGGCCGCGTATTGCCGTACGCGGGGAAGATCGCGCTCGCCGGAACGGTGCTGAAGGTCGGGCTCGCGGCGAAGGACGCGTACGCGGTCGCGGCCGGCGACGATCCGCGCGCGCGAAAGGCCGAGAGCTTCGCGGGCATTGGCGGCAGTCTCGCGGGCGGCGTCGTCGGCGCGAAGCTCGGCGCGTCGATCGGCGCATTCGGCGGGCCGATTGGCGCTGCGATCGGCGGCGTCGCGGGCGGGGCGATCGGCACCTTCGCCGGCCAGAAGCTGCTCGGTGCGCTCACGCGCTGGGCATTCCAGCAGCGCGGCGACACGCCGGAAGCCGCGCGCGCGGTCGCGAACGCGAAGGCGCTCGTCGAGCCCGGCGTCGCCGAGCGGCGCGCGTTCAAGGTCGAGCAGCAAAACAGCTTTGCGCCGGTCTTCAACATCAAGCTGGAGGACGGCTCGGATCAGGCGATGGCCGACCGGCTGCTCGCCATGATCAATCCGCAGATCCAACGGGCGATGACCCAATCGATGGACCGCAACAACCGGTCGGCGCTGTTCGACGCGCCGCACCTGTAGGAGAGGCGATGGATTTCGTGAAGAGCATCACGCAGGCGGCGACGCAGGCCAGCATCGCGGCCGAGCGCGCGCGGCACGTGAGCCGCGTCTACGAACGCAACCGCGCGGCGAGCCGGAACACGGTCGACACATTGACGAAGCTCGCGACGGGCAATCTGACGTCGGCCGCCGAGCTGCTGAATGGCGCGAGCAGTGCGCTGTCGGTCGCAACCGATCTGAGCCCGAAGGTGGGCGAGGTGACGCGCGGGTTTCGCGCGACGGCCGGCGCGGTCGGCAGCGTGCTGCGGATCGCGAACGAATCGAACCATCCGCAGATCCACGCGGCGGCGCAGACCGTGACGACGGCGCTGAAGGGCGTCGAGACGCAGTTCGCCGCCGTCGTCGGCACCGACACGGCGAAGGCCGTCAAGTCGGTGTTGCAGGCGAGCGGGCTCGGCGCGGTGTTCGATGCATTGGGCGGCGACGCTTCGTCGGCGACCCCTCATCTGCTGACGCTGACGACTGACGAGGGGCGGCGTTTCAACTTCGGGCTGTCGACGGCCGCGTTCGACAAGCTGCGGCGCACGACGCGTTACAAGGTCGCGTCGCAAGAGCGGCTGAACCGGCCGGAAGCATTGCAGGCGGTGAGCCAGGGCGGCGAAACGATCGTGCTGTCCGGCGTCGTGTTCCCGGCGCTCGGCGCGGGCGCGCGCCAGCTCGACACGCTGCGCGCGATCGGCGGAAAGATGAAGCCGGTGCAGCTCACGGGCGGCACGGGCGACGTGTTCGGGCGGTGGTATCTGCAATCGATCGAGGAAGAACAGGAGGCGCTCATGTCGGACGGAGCGCCGCGCAAGCAAACCTTCAGTCTGGAGTTTGGCCGCTATGGCGAGGACTTTAAGAACCTCTGACGGCGACGTGCTCGACACGCTCTGCCATGCCGCCTACGGCACGCTGAGCGGCACGGTCGAAGCCGTCTACGAAGCGAATCCGGGCCTCGCGCGCGAGCCGCAGCCGTTCCGCTCGGGCGTGTTGATCACGTTGCCGGATCTCGACGCGCCGCGCGACGAGCCGATACAGCTCTGGTCGTGAGGGCGGGCGATGCAGGCGATATTCCAGATCATCGCGAACGGCGCGGACATCACGCGCACGATTCAGGATCGCGTGTTGCGGATCCGGACGACCGATAAGCCCGGCCTCGAGGCGGACGAATGCGAGATCGAGCTCGACGATCGCGACGGCGTGATCAGTTTCCCGCCGAAGGGCGCGACGCTGAAGATCTCGCTCGGTTGGGAAGGGCAAGGGCTGTCTCTGCTCGGCGAATACGCGATCGACGAAATCGTATTGCGCGGCCCGCCGGCGACGGTGGCGATCCGGGGCCGGCCCGCGAACCTGCGGGCGACGTCGAAGACGCACCGTTACGGTAGTTGGTCGAACGCGAAGCTCGCCGACGTCGTCGGCGACATCGCCCGGCGCAACAAGTGGGCGGCCGCATGCTCGATCGACGTGGTCGTGCCGCGTGCGGATCAGTTCGGCGAAAGCGATCTGCACTTCGTCACGCGGATCGCGCGGCAGTATGGGGCAACGGCGACCGTGAAGGCCGGCAAGCTGATCGTCACGCCGATCGGCGGCGGCAAGAGCGCGAGCGGCAAGGTGCTGCCGGCGCTCGTGCTCGCGCCTGATCAGTTGATCGACTACGAGATCGCGTTCCCGGATCGCGCGAGCTTCGCGGCCGTGCGCACGAAGGTACACGACGCGAAGTCGGGCAAGAAGATCGATCTCGTGATTCCGAATCCGGATGCGCCGCCCGGTGCGGCGGCCGTGCATACCGAGCGGCACGCGTTCGCGAGCCCGCAGGCGGCGAAGGCCGCGGCCTCCGCGCGGCTGGCGAAGCTGAACCGGCACACGGCCACGAGCCGCTTGCGGATGCTCGGCCGCGCCGACGTGTCGGCGGAGAAGACCGTGACGTTGAAGGGTTTCAAGCGTGATGCGGACGGCGATTTCCTCGTCGAGTCGGTGACGCACGAATACGCCGGCCGCAGTTGGGAGACGGAGGTCGTGCTCAACGCCGGCAACAAGGGTAAGGCGAAAGCCGGACATGGCAAGAAACAGGCGAAGAAGATCAATCTCGTCATTCCCGCGCCGCAGCCGTAACGCGGACGCCGGGCATGCAGCAGAGCCGCTCACGGGCAACCGGAGCGGCTCTTTCTTTTTATGGAGTCAATCACTGTGAAAAGCGAAATTGCGGCGAGCGCTGCGAAGAGCGCCCCGCCGGTAGCGTCCTCGCTGTGGCTGTGGGCATCGGGACACGATGCGAACTGGTGGGCGTCGCTGCTCGTGTCGATTCTGACGGGCGGCTACATCTGCCTTCAGTGCTACTACCTGATCAAGAACAAGGGGCGTCGAGGTGGCAAGCATGGTTAGGGTGTCGAAGAAGACGCTCGCCGGCGTCGTCGGCGCGGTCGCGGCAGGCGTGCTGGCCGTGGTCGTGCCGAAGTTCGAGGGCGTCAAGCTGGTGGGCTATCTCGATCCGGTCGGCATCCCGACGAAGTGCATGGGCGACACGCGCGATGTCGTCGTCGGCCGGGCGTACAGCGAGGCCGAGTGTCGCGCGTCACTCGAAACGCAACTGATTGCGCACGCCGAACCCGTGCTGCGTTGCACGCCGGGGCTGAAGGATCGTCCGTATCAACTCGCGGCGGCCGTCAGCTTTGCATACAACGTCGGCGCGAACGCCTACTGCAACAGCACGACGGCGAAGCGTTTCAACGCGGGTGATCTGCACGGCGCGTGCCGCGCGATCAACGAGGCCGACGACGGCCGCCCGCAATGGGTGACGGCGCAGGGGCGCGTGTTGCCCGGTTTGGTGAAGCGGCGCGCGGAAGAGCGCGCGATCTGCGAGCGGGGGCTGTGATGACGAAAGCAGCTCCGTATCTGTTGGCCGCGCTGCTTGGCATGGCGGCCGGCGCGGGCGTCGAGCACCTGATCGGCGAGCGTCGGCTTGCCGACGAGCAGGCCGCGCGAGCGCGCGACGCGCAGCGGCACGCCGAAGCGCTGGGCGCGATCTCGCGCGCCGCGCTCGACGCCGAGCAGCGCGCGATCGCTGCGCACGATGCCGCCGCGTCGGAGGTGGCCGCCGTCGACCAACGAACCACGAAGGAGAGGAACGAGCATGAAGCAGAGAATCGCAGCCTGCGGGCTGCTCTTGCCGCTGGCACTGAGCGGCTGCGCGTCGCCGTCCGAAACTGCACGGCAGCCGGTTGCGACGGCGTGCCCGGCGATTCCAGCGCCGCCGGCGTGGGCGATGGTGCCGCCGCCTATGCAGACGTCGACGCAGCGGCTGCGGAACGCGTTTTCGGCGTCGCCGGCGACGATCAGCGCGAAATCGACAAACTGACGGCCCTACAGGGCTACGTGTGCGCGGTGCGGCCGGAGACGCCGGGCTGCGAACGGAAGTAACGAGAAACAGGGCGACCGGCGTGCGTGCGGGAACACGCATGCCGGTCGCCTTTCCACTGTCAGAGCCAGTGAAAGAGGCCAAGGCCCTGCTTACCTACGTAGGCGGGCCGGATTCTACACCAAGTTTAAAAACGGCTTTCACCATGGCAAATCCCATCATCCCTTGGATCGGCGGCAAGCGTCGTCTCGCGGATCACATCATCCCGCGCTTTCCGAAGCACGACTGTTACGTCGAGGTGTTCGCGGGCGGGGCGGCGCTGTACTTCATGCGACCGCCGGCCAAGGTCGAGGTGATCAACGATATCAACGGCGAGCTGGTGAATCTGTATCGCGTCGTTCAGCACCACCTCGAAGAGTTCGTGCGTCAGTTCAAATGGGCGCTGACGAGCCGGCAGGTGTTCGAATGGCTCAAGCACACGGTCCCGGAAACGCTCACCGATATCCAGCGTGCGGCGCGGTTCTACTACCTGCAAAAAAGTTGCTTTGGCGGCAAGCTGGAAGGGCAGACGTTCGGAACGGCGACGACTACGCCGCCCGGCCTGAACTTGCTGCGCATCGAGGAGGAGCTATCGGCGGCGCACATTCGCCTTACGAATGCGTACATCGAGCGGCTCGATTGGGCGACCTGCATCGATCGCTACGATCGGCCGCATACGCTGTTCTATCTCGATCCGCCGTATTTCGAGACCGAAGGGTACGGCGTTGCGTTTCCGTTCGCGGAGTACGAGAAGATGGCCGAGCGGCTGCGTTCGCTCAAGGGGCGCGCGATCGTCAGCCTCAACGACCATCCCGAGATCCGGCGCGTGTTCGCCGGCTTCCATATCGAGAGCGTGCCGATTCAGTACACGGTAGGCGGCGGAAAGGGCGTCGAGCGTCGCGAGCTGATCATTTTTAGTTGGGACGATTCAGCGGAGCCGGTCGGGTTGTTTTGACGAGCGCCGCCGGCGCGGTGATCGCGCCGGCTTGCTCAGATATCGACGTAGGCGGGGAGCAGGTCTTGATCGACGAGCCGGATCTCGATGCGGTTCGCGATCGCGACGTGCTCGGGATTGTCGACCGAGAACGGGGCGTCCGTCACGCTGACGATGATCGTGCCGGTCTGTTTGCCTTTGGCGGGTACGGGAAGCAGTGCTCGGGCCTCGGGAACCTGCTGCTGCGTAATGACCTTCGGCAAGTAGAGCATCCAGCCAACGCCGGGCTTATCGTCGAACACCTGTTTGTCGAAGTAGCCCTCGGGCGATGCTTCTACGACAAGCGGATTGAACGCGGCAACAATGGTAGTGACGACGTCGGCGAGATCTTGCGATTTCGCATAGCAGTCGGGGACGCCCAGACGTGTCGAAAATCGGTCCGGTAAGACCTTTTCGTCCGATACATGACACGACATCGATCCGCCTTCGTTGGGGCGTGTATTGCCATTCCATATCGCCGCATGGGAAGCGCTATGCTTCTTGCCGCGCTGCTCTTCGTTTAAGACTGCCAATGCAGGAGTAGAGGGCGAGCCGTCTGCATCAAATGCCGGGTAGAGTGTCGCTTCTTCGAGCGAATTCCCTTTGAGTCGCCAATTCGCGTGCGCCATCAGCGGGCTCTTCGCCGCGAGCGCCGCGACAACTTTCGACTCTCGACTCAGCATCTCGGAGAAATCGCGGGACGACAGCGATACGTCCCGGAACATCGCTTTGATTTCCATGTTCGATTACGGTTGGTAGACGGATCGGACGCCGAAGCTGGAGAGCAAGGGTGTCATCTTTCGCTTTGTGAGCGGGGTTTGAAAATACCAAGTCAGTCGTGCAGGCGGGTTTGCTCGCACTCTTGTGGCCTGGTTCGTGATCTGCGTTTCCATCGAATCGAAGCCTTTGAAGAAGTCTTCGGCCCCCGGAATTGAACCGTCAAGGAACTGATCGTAGTTGCCCTTGGTTTCCTGGAGCAGGCATTCACCCGGCTGGAAACCATCGAAATCAACCTCGAGCCATCGCCATTCCTCGCTCCAACGGCAGGCTTCGGTATCGAACGGAAAGCCGGTGATCCGTGCTTGGTAGCGATAAGAGTTCCAGTTTACACCGTGATTTCTACGAATCCGCGTGCCTGCGTCGGGCGGGCATTTCTTGCAGCTTTCGCCGGTGCGCGGCAATGCCCGCACATCCGGCGTCGCCTTGCTGTCTTCCGTCGGCGTATCACCCGACAGACTCGCCGTTCCCGCCACCGTCGCCCCGCCCAACAAGGCGACGCCAGCGCGCGCCAAGATCGGACCAAGCTCCACCGCCGCCGCTTCTATTACCGGAAACACCAATCCCGCCATGTTCCAGCCCTCCGTCCGGATGTTCGATGCGCCATTTGATGACGCGAAGATAGTCATGAAAACGCGCGTCGGCCGAGCGGCCGGGACGCGTGAGCCACGCCTTCGTCGCGGGCTTTTCGTGGAAGCTCGGCGCGAATGCCTCAATTCGCAGAAACGCGACGACGTTCTCGTCCCCCTCGATGCCGAATGCGCGCGCGGCGCGATAGGCTGTCCAAAGCCGGGACGACAAGCCACTGTCACCGGCAAACGCCGGATTCTCCTTCGCGAGATCCTGCCGGACGCGTTCGACGAAGCCGCGCTCGTCGATCTCCGCCAGTCCGGCGACCTGCTCTGCGGTCAATTCAAGCATGCGGATGCACCCCGATCAGCCGCCCGTCGATCTCGACGAGCCAGTCGTACGTCGCGACGAAGAATTGCGTGCGCTGCGCATCGCTCATCACGCGCGCGATGTCGGGCATGATGCGCGCGTCGTAGAACCGGAACAGCGCCGTGCGGCCGTCCGGAAGGCGCACGTCGAGGTGTTCGCGCAATTCGGCGGCCACCCGATCGAACGGATACGCGCTGATCAGCCACGACAGGCCGACCGGCCCGGCCGCGAGTTCGGTGAGCACGCGGCGGATCGGTCCCGGCGCGAGCGCGTAATCGATCAGCCACGGGCCGTGATCGGCGAGCGATGCGTCGGGCGTGCGGTCGAACAGCGCGAGCGAATAGTTCGCGCGACGCAGCGGCGGGGCGTCCGACGCTTCGGCGAAGAGCAACGCGTCGACCACCGCGAAAAGCCGTGCGGGCAACGTGATCTGCTGGCGACGCATCTCGAAATGCGCTTCGATGTTCGGCGGCGTCATGTTCATCCGCGTGCGACCATCGTCGCGGCATTCTTCGCCGCCGCCTTCAGGCATTCGAGGCAAAGCGTAGGGGAAGGGGCGACCGCGGCCGCCGCTGCTGCGGCCGATCCGCCGGGCGAGCCGCCGTCCCCGCGTTCGCCCGAGCCGACATCGTCGATCGTTCCGGTTCCCTGCGATGCGATCAGCTCCGCGCCGCAGGCGGTGCGCATGCCTTCGACGGCGGTGTCGCGGTCGCCGATCGTGTGCGGGTAGCGGCGGCCGAGCAGATCGGGGAGGATCGGGAAGATGCCCTTGCAGCGAGGGCAAAGTACCTTGTGGCCGACGCCGGCCACATTGCGTCCGTTGAGCGTGAACGTCGGCGCGCCTTCGAGCACTTTGCCGCCGTGTGTCGTCGTGTCGCCGACGCAGATGATCGCGCGCTTTGCCACTTCGCCCTCTGGTGGAAATTTGCGTGCAAATTTACCATTGAAAATGGCGGATGCGGCCGTTACGGTTGTGCTGTTGCGACACCTGTCAGTTCTGTCAGTTGTGCGACATCTCGCGTCGGCAAGTCCTCCTCGTCGTCGGACGTCAATAAGGCGTGGTGTTTGGCGGCTGCGAGCGGATCGCTGAATTCGTCATAAATCGAGTGGGCATCCCATAGAAGCGTAATCCAGCGATCCCGCACTCGATAGACGTCGATCGACCGTCCGCTCTTGTGCGTATAGCCGTATGAGCTGACGGCGGTCCAGCCGAACTCACGAAGTTCATCGTCGTACGTCATCGTCATCACATCATCCTCGCGCGCTGCATCTCCCGTCGGAGGAGATGGCGCAGCTTCTGAAAGTGTCCTTGCGGGCCTCCGAACGGCCCCTTGTCGACCACCTCTTGGTCGACCCTGTCGAACCATGTCTTGATTTCGTTGAGGGACTTTCGGAGCATCACGATCTCAAGAATCAGACAACGGACCTCCGGATCGGTGTGCGTGCGCCACATGGCGCGCAGTTCCTCAGTATTCGGCGCGTCGAATTCAGGCATGGAGGCCTTGTACCTGAAACGCGCATCCCGAAGCGGTACGCGGTTGCGGTCGATCTTCGTGTGTTCTAACGGCGCAGCGTGCAGGAGACCGGACGCACGCGGCTCTTCGTCAACCCATGCCTCGAATTCTTCGTGTGTCAATTCGATCGGGGTGCGCAGCACTTCCCGGCTTCCTGCGAAGCCGTACTCCCAAATGTACGCCCAGCGAGGTTTCAT